CTATAGCACAACACTATTCTCAAGTGACTGGAAAAGAGTTAATTAATCCAGGCAATAGCGCTATACTTGATTACCAGCCTTATCCATTTCTATTAGCTCATCCCGATAGATTAATTAAGGGTGAACGCAAAGGCCTAGAGATAAAAACCGTCAACATGAACTCTAAACATCTGTGGGGCGACGGTGGTCCTAGTACCAGCTCCGATATACCCATGCATTATTATTATCAAATAGCCCACTACATGCTGGTTCTGGACTATCCTGCTTGGGATGTGGCTGTCTTATTTGGCGGTAATGAGTTTAGGATATATAACTTTGAACGCGATTATGAAATGGATGAGCTCATTTTTAATAAAGCAAAGCATTTTTGGGAAGAGCATGTTCTTAAGAAGATTCCGCCTGACCGTAACTTTGTGCATCCTCGTTTTAAAGAATGCATTAAACGTCAATATGATAAGGTGCAAGATGAGGTTGTAGAGCTGCCTGATGACTGCATTCAGATTAGTGAAGTAATCCATGGGGCTAAAGAGCAAATCAGAGAGTATCAAAAAATTAAAGAAGGTCTAGAGAATAAAATACTAGCTGACATGGGCAATGCCAGTGTGGCTAAGTTAAGCAATGGTAACTACTTCGTTAGAAAACAGGTTACCACTAAAGAATATACTGTAAAAGCCAAAGAGTACGTACAGTTAAGTTTTAAAGTGAGTAAGGAATGAAGATAGATATTTTACAAATCATGCAAGAGCTTGGCCTTACGCAAAAACAATTAGCCAAGCTTATGGGTGTTCATCCTCGCAGCGTTGGTAGATGGATGAAGGAACCTGAAACCATTCCCGGACCGCCTAGGCATACTCTAATTGCATGGCAAAAATTACATAGAATTGGAATGGCTTGGGGGCCTCACATGATTGACATTATGACGGATGACCAAAAGGTTCGGGTTAGGGAGGTAGTTACACACCATATAGATTTAAAAAGAACAGAGGCTGAGATTAAAACCTTAGAAGAAAAACTTAAGCAATTAAAAGTAGAGCAAGCATGACAAAAATTACAACAATAGTATTTATATTCGTGTGCTGTCTGGGAGGGTCTTTTGTGGTTAGCAAGGTAATGGATATGTTAGTGGAAGAAAAAATTATAGACCAATTAGATGTTATTGTTATGCGCTTATGCTTATCGTTTTTTGTGCTTGGGGCCTCAATTATGGCTTGGTTTTTAAAATAGTAAAGGAACAAACATGTCAGACATTAATATAACACCACCGGAAAGAAGGGATATACAAGAGGTTCTTGAAATGCCTCATCAAAGACAACAAAGAATACGGGGAAATTTGCTCATAGGAAGGCAAGCGGCTCGCCCATTAATAGCGCAATTTCAAGTTGTTACTAACCAGCAAATACAAGCAAGAATGACATTAGAGGAGAATAGACGGCAGATTGATAATAGATTGGTAATATAAATTAGGAGTAAAGATGAGTAGTATACAGATTTTAGATTTTTCGAGCTTCGAGCATGCCCAGCGCTCAGCCAACCTAATAGCTAATTCAAGCTTTTGTCCAGGAAGCTTTAAAGGGAGGCCTATAGATGTATTGCTGGCTGTGGCGCATGGGGGGGAGCTTGGTATACAGCCCCTACAAGCATTACAGAACATTGCGGTTATTAATGGCAAGCCCGCTGTCTGGGGTGACCTAATGAAGGCATTATGTGAGAGGGCTGTAGAATGCATGGATATAATAGAAACTTTTGACGAAGATATATGGGTTGCGGTGTGCATTGTTAAGCGAAAGGATAAGGCAGATGTTGTTGCTAAATTCAGCAAGGAAGATGCACAGAAGGCAAACCTATGGGGTAAACAAGGACCATGGACCACCTATCCTAAGCGTATGCTACAGATGCGTGCTCGCGGGTTTGCCTTAAGAGATGCTTTCCCTCATTTATTAAAAGGCTTAATATCAGCTGAAGAGGCTCAAGATAGCCCCGCTATTGTGCGCAAGCCTATTAATGATGGTAATATAATAGAACATACTGTGAATGAGGTCGTTCCTATAACGGTGGAGACCCTGGAAAAATTGGCACATTTGATTACTTTCGCGAGCGATCCATTTGCAACAGAGGAAGCAATCTTACGCAAAGCTCGGGTAAAAACATTAGCTCAGCTTACAGAAGAAGCAGCACAAGGGTGGGTTAATATGATGGAAGCAAAGATGCAAGAGCGGGAGAAGGAGCCCAAGGAAGCGCCTATAATTGGGGCTATTGAAACCAATGAACAGATAGGGGGTGAATAATGAGTATTACTAGTTTTTTAAAGAGTTTGTTTAATAAGCCAGTAGTAGAGCAAGATGCTTTTATAAATATTGACAGATACACAGAGAGCGCTCTTAGGCTAGCTTTAGAGGCTAAAATTTGGCAAAAAGAACAGCAAGTTAAGAAGGACTTTCCTATTACTCGCATACCTTGTCAAAAAAGGATCCATATAGAAGGAGGGTATGAGGGAATGGTTAAGGACATACTTGCGCAAGCTGCTCGCCCTCTTCGTGTGAAAAAAATATTAAAACTAATGGGGCCAAAATATAAAAGCAAAAAACAATCGGTATCGGCATGCCTATATAGATGTACAAGGGCAAATAAAACTTTCTTTAGAGATGGTCCTTGTTTTGGCCTTCTGGAATGGGAGTAAAAATGAAAAATATACTAGTAATCCTAGCGATTATGTCGCTTAATGGTTGCATTATGAAGGCTAATGAGATAGATATAGACCCGGAATTTGAGCTTATGAAGTCCATGGTTCTAGATAAAGGGAATGGGAATAGGAGACTTTTATAAATATAAATTTTGCTTTCTTTTCTTTGTTTGGAATAGCTTTTTCTTCAGGCTCCGTGTTTATTTTTTTAGCAAGCAGCTTACCGTTATTAATCTATTCTGAGCATGGTTCTGCTAAGCAAATCAGCATTCTAGCGTTAATAACAATTCCCTATTCTTTAAAAATATTATGGGCGCCGTATTTCGATCATAATGTGGCCCCAGTTCTATATAGATGCTTTGGTCATCGTAAGGCGTGGGCGTTATTTTTACTTGCTGTTTTATTTATCATGATGGGGTTTATGCCCTATACATCGCCACACAAGGATTATCTATTAACCTGCTTATTAGCAACTCTCATATGCATGGGGATGGCTATGATAGATACTATATCAGCAGCTTACCGTGCGGGGAACTTCACCAAGGAACGTTTGCCGATGGCTATGGCTTTTACTAACATGGGATTTTATACGGGTTTATTATTAGCAGGCGCTGGGTCTTTATATTGTTCTGCTCATAACTTCTCCTGGCAACGAATTAATCTACTAATGCTATATTTATTAATACCTAGCTTTATAGGTTGGTTATGCTTGGGTGATACTACCCAAAACGCTATCTCTAATCACCCAGATAAACAGCCCCTACGAGATTTTGTTAAAACTTTACAACATGCATTAAAGGATTTAAACCAGAGCCACTCATTGAAGTGGCTTGCATTATTTATATTGTTTTATAAAATTAGTGATTCTGTTACCCAATACTGGGGTCCAGTAATGTTTATGGATTTAGGATTTAGCAAATCTGAATTAGCCTTTACCGTAAGAACTGTGGGTACTGTAGCCATGCTGGTGGCGAGTGCTATTGCCGGCAAATGGCTTACTAAAACAGGAATTATGCGAGGCATGATTGGGTGTGGTATTTTACAGTTAGCTGCTCCCTTGGTGTTGTTGTATTTCGCAACAAGCAGCCAAAACAAAGTTATCTTTACTATTACGGTAGTTATTCAAGCTATTGTATGTGGAATGGCTCATACGGCACTAATGACTTTTTTAGCCAGTTTATGTAAAGGTCAATATATAATCACTAAAATTGCTGTAGTATGCTCATTTGCATCATTTATGCGCACATTATTGGCTTATGGGAGTGGCTATTTTAAGGGCTATACCAATATCAGTTGGCCCCTTTTCTTTATTATCGTGGCAGTTTCAAGCATACCCTTTCTGTATGCAGCACGAAAACTAAAATCCTGTAGTTAAGTTACATTCAAGATAATGTTAAGCTGCCTCTTGAATTCTTGCGTTAGAGCTTTCTCTAGCATTTCATCAGCCACCTCTATTCTCCTCTCTAACGCGGCTGTATACCTACTGCTATCCCCCAGGTCCTCCTCATATGCATCTGACAATGCCTGGCATTTTTTCTCTAAATCTTTAATCTGTTTTTGTTCATAGGTCCTGCGTACAGCCAACGCTTTATCAGCCTCAGATGTCTTATTATAGGGAGGTTGAAGTAATATGTCCTTGAAAATATGGTGCATTTGCCGTTCCGTGAGCTTTTGGTCCTATATTTTCGCGCGATATACAACGGACGTCAATATTAAGAGTCACCCTAATTTGGTAGTCCTAACATGGATTTCCTAACTGCCCTTTCTTCTACATGTCTTTCGTGAGGAACCATAATGGTTATGGTATGCGAAAACAATATAGCCGGTTGGGCTATTGGTATTTCTGTGTAATCCTCAATACATGCTTGGGTTACCTCTAAAATTCCCAGCGTTGTTGGAGAGGGTGGCCGAGACGCTCTGCGCGCCCGCGACTCTGTAATAAAATTAGTTAGCTTCTCCCTAATAGACTTTGTGCGAAATAATACATCACATATACAGAAGGGGGCCGCTATTACCAATACTGCCATAATTAACCACCAGGTTATCCATTGTGGACCGTTTAATAGGGTAGATACATAATTAAAGATAAACATTGGGGAGCCTCTTGTTTATGCAATCGACATATTCCAAACCTATTGTCGATATTTTACTTATATTTGAACATTTCTTTTTCTTAGATGCTAGGGCTATTATATAGTCCCTCCATCTATTACTAGCATTTGAGGGGTGTGCACTGTTTGCGTTCTTCATGTCTAAGCTTACAAATCAGCTAGATAAACCACAATGCTCAAGAAAAACTTGTTGCGCCTCATTCCAGCTATAAACGATTTCAACTCGATAGTTTTGTTGTCGTAGGGCGTCCTGAATGTCCTTTTGAATAGGACTAGATTTTCTGCCTTTTACCTTAAACTCAAGCCTTAAGCCGTGATGTTTACCATCTTTAGAAGCAATGTCAATACTTACATCAGGCACTCCCGCCGTTACCCCCGCAAGCTTCATGTTATGAGCCTCAAAGATATTACGGGAGCCTCCGTTAGGTATAGCGTAAACTACTTTCCTTAGCTCAGGATGGGCATAGCTTAACCATCTAAAGAAAAACGCCTGTTCTTTTTCTTCTGTTTTATTATATTTTCTGGGCATTTTTAACTTATAGTAACGCTTATATCAGCAACGTCTGTAGGCGCATTTGTGTTAGTGGTGAAAGCATAAACCGTAACACTAGTTGTTAATGTTGCTGCATAGCTAGTAACAATAGATGCGCCATTACCAGCTGTAGCTATCACAACATAATTAGTATTAGCCAATGGCGTTGTATAAGTAATTACCCATTGACCCGTAGCAATGTGATTTACAGTTGCTACATTAAACTGTGAATTAATGGTGCAAAGCTGAGGTATAGCTCCTGTTACTCCATTAAACCGTACATTCGCTATTCCCGAACCAGTTAAAGACCAAACACCAGGAGCAGTACGTACCGGTATCCCCGTTCCTGCTCCAAAGCTAATTAATGCAAGCAAGTCGCTTCCGAATGCAAAATGAAAAATGCCATTGCCAGTTATAGGGTTGGTTGTGCTGCTTGTTATTACCAAATTAGCTGCATTGGTACCATTGGGAACATCAGCGCCAATAGAATCAACGTATTGATTTGGCGTTATGCCAATCTGGATGTTAGCGGAACTGGTAGTAACTGTAATAGGAGTGGCACCTGTTATCGACTTTAATGCCCACGTATCAACCCCTGTTCTATCAGCGAATCCAGTTGCCCCTCCAAATTGAGTTAATGCCAATAAATCATGTGCTAAACCAACATTAATAGTCCCTGTAGTTGTTATAGGAAGCCCTGGAGTTCCCGTAATTACAACATTATTATTTAGAGAATCAGCGTTTATGGAGGTAACCGCGGCAGAGCCAGCAGGACGAACAACGCGCCAGCTGCCATTTACCGTTGTATTGTCAGTTAAAATAAATTCCCAAAACTCGCCTGGCGCAATAGTGGCTAATGTGGTGCCTCCATTGTTTGCTACGATATAAGCATTAGTGCCCGGATTATTAAAAGTTACTTTCTCTCCAGTGCTTGCTTCTTGCGCGTTCGGCATCATAACTGTATTGCTGCCCGCATCTGTCGCGGTTATATCTATCCACCCTGCAACTATATAGGGGGTATCTATAAATTGGGTAGACCAGTATAAAACAAGAGGATTATTAACAGGTACGGTAGTATTATTTAGCGTATAAGCCGCATAAGAGGTATAAGAGGTTTGCGTTACCCCGCTACCAATAATATTAATATATGACATCACTTTTCCTTGTTGTTAATTAAATCTTCTATGATTTTTACTATCTAAAGCTATTGCTTATAACACTACTCTTCCTTTTGTTCTTTGTTATTTAAATTCTGCGCAATCTTGCCGCTATCTAAAACGACTGCCTGCATAAGTCGTTTCAAAATATTTTGTGCTAAAGCTTCTTTGCCGGCTTGTCTGGCAACTGCATAAGAGCGTGCAAAATTTACTATCCTAGGGCTGGATACCATATGGCTAAGTATGTAAGGGTAGCCTGCTGCATAAGCCGCTGGCAAAATGGCGGCGCCTGCTCCAGTAAGGTTTCCAGTGGTTCCCAATACCGCAGATACTGCTGTGGATGCGCTCATCATCATGGCTTTAGACACCAAGCCTTTGCGCACTAAATCAGCAGCCACTAAAGCACTTCCGCTAGTATTTAATAATTCTCTACCATCTTTAGCAAATTGTTCTGCTATTTTACCCACTTCACTTAATTTCTTATACTCTTCCTTTCCTAATAAGCTCTGTACCAATCTTCCGTCACCATGTTCTTTTTTGGTAAACAAATTAGCGAAGCTTTGACTACTTAAACCCTCTCTTTCTGGGTTATAACCGTTCCTTGCTAGCACTTCCCGTAATTTAGTTTCCTTCAAATCATTAAATATTTTAATGCCTTCAGGTGTTTTGCCGGCAGCTTTTTCTAATAACTCTATGTTTTTAGGAGTAGTCATCAGCGCATAAGCTTCTTTAGGTTCTTTATTCTTCAAAATAGCATCAGCTACCGAACTTCTATAGCGGTCTATTATATTTTGTTTATAAAACCTATCTGCATCTTTGTGCGCTACTACAAATTCCTTATTAGGCGAGCGTTCAATGTCTGCCGCTAATGCCCCCCTTAATCCATTTATAAAATTCTCAACCCCATTCTTAGACTCATAACCAGTCTTGCTGCCTAAAATATCTTCAAGCGCCGTCAATTTAGAGGTTGGTATGGCAGTCTTAAATTTCTTTTCTAATTGCTCAGTCACCTGTTTAATAAAATTTTCCTGTTCCAAAACACTGACTACGCTTTTATTCATTCCCGATAGCTCAGTGCCTTTGTATTTTTCAGATAGTGGTAACTCTAAATCTATTGCTAAATCTTTTAAGGTGTTAGCTAATTTAACACGACCAGCATCATTTGAGCGAGTGGTTAAAATCTTATCCTTTATTTTTTCAATGAGAGCATGTGTATTATGCGGAACAATTTTATCCTTATCAGTTAACAATGAGTTTGCCTCTTCATATAATTTAGAGGCCTCTGCTCTAGCTATATTACGACCTGTATGTGCTTCTGCCTTTAATGCCTGTGAGCCTATTTCAGGAGTTGTATGTTCAGCGCCCAATGACTTTATAGAGCGTTCCACAGCACCTAATACAGATTTATTACTCCTCTTAATTGCCTCATTATAAGCTTCACTAGTATAAACAGATTGCAATACATTATTAGCCGCATTATTGGCTCGCTTACTATTCATCCCTACATTAAACGGCAGCTCAATACCATGCTCTTTGGCCATCTTAAATATTTCAACATTAGGCTTAGCCCCTTTAGCTACAGATGCCAATAATGCCTCTTTAGGTAGCTTAGCGAGTTTCTTGGCAGCGCTGGGTATAAAAGATGCAGCTATATCAGCTATTGGCTCAGGCAAACCTGCTTGATGTGCGGCTTCGGCTCCTGCACCTAGTAAAGCCGCCTCTCCTGCGGGGGCGGCGCTTTTCAACAAGGGTCTGGCTATTTTAGCTAAACCTCCCGCTATTCCAGCCCCTACTGTAGTGGCTCCGGTAGCGGCAGCTGCTGGCGCTCCAGCCCCCAGTAAAGCCCCTAATCCTGTGGCACCCGCTGCGGTTCCAGCCCAACGAGCACCTTTACCTGCTATGCTTTCCCACAAACCTTCTGCTTGATGCTCATTTACATCAACACCCATTTTTTTTAATTGGTCTTGTATAAAATGCGATGGCAGGTGTTCTGGCTTGAAATCAACGGTACGCTCTAAAATAGACGCTTCAGGCATCTCTATATTTAATTTTTTAGCAATAGGTTTTTGTATATATTCCCGTGATAAATGCAGCGGGTTTATATGGCTTGCTAAGCTTAATAAATTCTGCGGAATGTCAGGTGCTTCCGTTGCCCCCTTTAGCGCCTCTTGTGCCAAGAATCTAGTAGTGGAGCGCTTGGGGGCTGCGGGAAGTTCTTCAGGAATGGGTTCTTCAATAGGGGCATCCCTGTGTACGGGTTCAAGAGGTCTTAACTTGGTTCTCCAGCTATCACTGCCATTGTCATTAGATATTGGCCTTAATTTAGCTCGCCAATCGCTCATGACACTCTCTTGAATTCGCCGCTAGCTTCAGCTGCCTCTATGTCCTCTGGTGTAGCATTAACCATATTAAATGGATTGCCATTTTTATCTACAAACTGTACCGTGCTCTTCTTTCCCATCTTAAATGATTCTATTAGCTCTTGTGCTTCTTTGGCTTCTTGAATTTGCGCTTCCAGTTCTAGCTTTTTGTCTTCTAATGCCTCTAATGCCGCTGTTTGTGACCAGGTAGCCCCAGGAATAGCAGCATTTATTTGCTGCTGTAGCTGCTTGTTTTGTCCTTTAGCTGGAAGTTTTTTAATTTCACTTACCAGAAGACCTTTTCTTAAAGCATTTAATGTTTGTTGATTCTCGGGATTATAGCGTTTAAACCCTATTGCAGGCTTATCTTTATAAAACTCTATCATTTTATTAACATTGGCTAACCCAATTTTTGCCTCTTTACCTATCTTTAAAGTTTCTTTAGCTCCATCAATCTCTTTCTTATTCAAATGAGCATTTTGAGCGCCCATCTCCTCGTGTCTTAATTTTCTATCCTCCTCTTGAGCTTTATGATGCCGTTCGGTTTCTATTCTGGATTCTGCTCTCTCAAGGCGAGCAGCTTCCTTTTCAGATTTACTTAAGTCACGCATTAAATCATGCTCTTCTCTGCTTAAGTTATGTTGTCTTATAGTTTCTCCTAAGCTGGCGTGTCTGTAAGCTCTATCTTCTTGGTCACGCGCTGCATGTCTTAATGACTCCATAATTTGTTGATTTAGGGCTAATCTCTCTTGCTCGCGCGCTTTTATAGTAGGCGCAAAATTAGCTAAACGATGGTCACTTGCCTGCGCAAATTCAGCGTTTTTACTACGAGTACCTAGATAATTTCCCAATACCCCTAACATATCCATAAAGCCTGGCGTCACCGGCTTATGTCCCGGTCCTGCACCCATAGCCTGACGCACTTGATTAATAGCCTGCATGTCATAAGGACTGGAGCCTTGCGGCATCATGCCTTGTTGTGGAGGCGACATCATGCCGCGCATAGGTATGCCTGCTTGTTGTTGGGCTAATTGTCCCAAATATATTTGCTGTGCTAAATCAACCATATTTATACGCCTTTTACATGCTGGGCCCTAAGCATCTGTTGTTGATGAATTGCCAGCAATTATTTATAAAATATTTACATATCTCAAAAAAGGATTTTTGCTTGGCTTTCTCTTTGTCTTCACTTGATATGCAATTAATTTTTAAGCTCATCATATTCTTTTTATAAGAAATTAAATCAAGCAAACTAGGCTCTAATAGTTTCATGTCGATGTTATATTTTAAAATATCAGAACAAAAAATGGTTAAACTTTCTATGTTATCTAATCTTAATAGTTGGTCTAAATTTTCAGGAGTAAGACATAACGATGGCAGCTCATAACAAGCGCGTCCATCTTCATAAATCATTAACACTTTAATATAAGAATTGGCATGCACAGCCTCGCATAGTTTGGCTACTTCATCACTTTTAATGTCATTTATTTCGAGACGCTCATTTTTGTATTCATCATTTGCTATAGCATCTAGTTTTTGCCGTGATAAGCCCATTAATATCCTCCGTAATATTGTTGTGAAACGGGTTGCCCCATTTGATTTCCATCATTTGGTTGTTGAAAACCTTGCTGGGCCAGCATGCGCTGCAGTGGTTGTCCAACTTGATAGTCATTGGTTGGCGCATTCCCTTGTCCAAGCCGTTGAGCCATTAGGCGCAGCTGACCTGCGCCTAATGTGGGATTGCTGGCTGCATATGGATCATCTTGAACTTGTTGGTATTGCTGGATTTGTTGCGCTTGTCTTTCTTCAGGGGAAACCTCAGGTGGATTAAGCGCATCACTTAACTGTCCTGCTAATTGACTTGCCATGTTTCCCAATGCAGAACCAGCCATAGCTCCAGCGGGTCCTCCAAACACGCCACCAACTATAGGGCCTGCAATTCCACCAGCAGCCGATACATCATTTAACATTGGATTTAACCATCCTTTTGCTGTATCACCCATAATATCGCCAAAGCTTTTATGTTGCTGAATTCCTTCTACCAAATTATTTATCCCTCCTACAAATGGGACATATTTCTTAATACCTCCCCATAAATCATCCCAGAAACTAAACTGTGGTAAGCCTGTTTGAGGATTAGTGCTACCGCCAAAATGTCTTTCTAAGAAAGCTAATTCTTCGGGATTAATATGCGCTAACACTGTATCTCCTGGCGCATGATGGGCGCGCACGTCTTCAGCTTCTTTATGTAGGCTTTTTACACTTCCGCCTTTAGCAAATCCCCGCCCATGATGTGCATAGGGGTTGCTCATCCCTGCGGCGCCCCCTCCTATCCCTCCAAAAGCGGATGCCATGCTCATAAACCGAGCCAATTCGTCTATAGTGCTTCTATTATTATTTTTATGGGTCGTAGTAGTTGTAGTATGACCTACAGGATGACCATGCATGATATCGCTCCAAAATTGCAACATCTTCATGGGCCACAATCTTTGCTCTTCGGCCCTCTGTTCATTATAAGAGCGATTTGACTCCTCTTCCATGCGCTCTCTATTATGAGCTGCACCCATGCTCTCTATCTCTTTTGCTTCCGCTTGTTGCTGGGCTATTGCGCTTTTACCTAACATCTCAGATGACATAATGTTGCGCATTAATTCTTCGTTATAAAGTTTAGCACCCGATTCATAAGCTTGACCTAAGGCCAGTCTTTGTTGAGAACCTATTTCTCTCTCTACATCTCTTTGAGCACGTGCCATTAATTCCTTATGCGCAGCGCTTCCATGTTGTCCTGCACGTACAAATTTCTGCTCTAAAGCTGGCAGGATATCTTCTGTTAAGCGCAGCTTCCCCAGACGCGCTACCTCATCTGCAACAAATCGTGTATGCGGATTAATATAACGCTGCCGCTCTGCTTCGCCCAGTCCAACAAAACTTTTACCAGCCGCATCCCGCGCTAAATCTGTAGCTTTTTTATAAGTATCCCTATAGGGATAAATAGGACTAGTACCAACACTTTGAGCTAATCGTTGTTGACGCGTAAAGAATGATGGCACTTCTCCTCGTGCAAGCTGCCCAGGTATAAATGGACGGCTCGGACCTTGTTGTCCCGCAGGAACCTGAATCTCAGGTTGCTGAACTCGATAGGACTGCGCGGGCTGAAAAGGCGCCATATATTCTGCTGGTGTTCGTGCCGGTGGCTTATTTTGAGTTCGAGGAGCACCAGGAGGAGCGCCGGCTTCCGGTGGAGCAAATCCATACGGACCTTCTTGGAGGCCTTTTTCATATAATCCTCTGGCATCTTGTTGTAGTTTTTTTAGCATAGCAGCATGAGCTGCTTCATGTTCAAATTGTTGCTGTTGGCGGGCGTCTGACATAGTAAGTTACTCTTTTAAATTAACCATATAAACTAGTTGTAATAGTTTAACATTTTTTCGCTACCGTAGCTCTACAATTATCGCCTTCTTCTAGCTAGAAGCTGTTTTAAATGTTCCTGTTGTGCGGCTTGTTCCTTCGCATAACGTTCCCAATGTTGCCTCTGATATTCTGCCTGCACTGCGGCAGGATTTAGCGGTCTGGCAGCTTCTTGCGCATATATGCCTCTTACGGCAGCCTCTGCTGCGTCAACCCTAGCATGAGCTGGATTAGGCTCTTCACGTCCATACGGTCTTGCAGGGGGTGGATTCTCATAATATGCACGTATACGTTCGCCGCCGCGTTCTGCCCAATCTCCCCATGCCCTTGCCATCCTTCCAATCACTGGATTTGGTATTCCCGCGGCTCTTTCTCTTCCTCTAACCTGTTCTTCCCGTGCCGCTTGTTCTCTTCTAACGGGCTCTTCTCTCTCTATTGCTTCCTCTTGCCCTCTAACAAATGCATCATATTGTTCTTGCTCAACATCAATTGGGGGAGTCTGTATTGGCTTAGCTGGCATCTTACCCTCTCTTATTGCATCAATCCCGTATTTAAGAGGTAACCCACGTACTATCCTGTTATATCTGTTCAATAAATCAAAAGGATAGCCTAGTATCTTCATCCCAGTTGCTATTAAATGTTCACGCGCTCCCTGCTCCTCCGCTCTTGCCAGGTTCGCACTCTTACTCAATGTTTCAATATCGTGTATATGCGCCTGTTGTTGACGTATACCACCTTTTCCTAACAATTCCGAGCCCAGGAGCTTCCGAATCTCATCTTGCTTAGATAGTTGAGCGGCTGAATCCCATCCTTGTGCCATTGCTAATTGTTTTTGTATTTCTATTTCTTTTTCTAAATCACGATTTAATTGTGCCGGTAAATTTTTATGGAAACTTTTGGGATGTGATGTATTAAATTTCTTATTCATTTCTTGAGCTATAGGTTCATGCGTCCGTCTCATAGAGCGCGCAAGTTCCTCGCCTACATGAGCTAAATAAGGCATCATGTAGGCATTCATATTCACCGGACCTGCAGCACGCTTCGCTAAATCATTACTGGCTGCAAGTGATTGAACATATTTATAAGGAGAGCTTTCACCAGTTTGCGCCGCTAATTCTTGTGCTTTTCTAAATGATTCTCCAGGCGCTCCACGTTCAGGGTATAAATCAGCAGGAAAAGGGGTTTTGGCTAACTTTTCAGCACGGGCACCTACATCAGTATATTCTTGTGACCACGGATTTATTCTCTGTATTACATACTTTGTTGGCATGCCAATTTTCTACCTTTTAAATCCTGCCAATATATGATGTAAGCGGCTTAGTCTTAGGCGGTAAAATTGACTTAACACCTTTATGTGCCAACACATTTTTAAATGCCTTATCTAAAATTTTAGCCCCTTTTACATTATTGCCTCTTCCTAATGCATCTACCACCTTTTTATGTATTATACGTTCTCCATCCGATACTAAAGCATCAACTTTTTTAGTAGGTTCCCATTTACCTCGTTCACCCCTTATAAATGGTGAGCTACGTAAAACATTTTTCTCAAATTCTTCTAATTTTTTATCACCATTATTTGAATTGCCATCCCCTAATAAACTAACAATTGTTGCGTTAGCAACATATGAACCATGCGGTATTTTAACGGGACGGTCATCTGCCTGTCCGCCCGACTTGCCACACACATAACCGCCTGCTTTAAGGCGTTTCGCCCCACCCTGCATCTTGTTAATTTCTGCCATGATTTCTTCACGCCTCTCAGGATGCTCACGTAACATTTTCATTAGCATTTCTAGTAATTGAGAATGAGAATAAGGAGAATTTAATTCATTTGTACCGTCGTCGCTTCCCACGCCAGACATCGCGGTTTTGCCACCACCAAAATTAGCCACGGCATTGCGACCCGCACTACCTTGTGTCATACCGTGCGAAGTTACAGTAGAAGGTTCCCCGTGGAACTCATCCTCTTCACCATAACCTGCTCCCGGAGCAGCTCCTTTGCCGCCCCCGGGATAAATCTGACCAATCATTCCGGCAAGTTTAGTGAAGCTTGAGGGGTTCACACCTTTAACAGCTTCTTGCATAGCAACATCAGGAGCTAAAGTAGAGCGCATGCTATCAAAGAGAGGTTCACGCATACCAATGGTTTTGCCAAAAGTTCCATAAGGGTCAGCATTAAATAAGTGCGCTAATTCATTGGTGATTGTTGAAGATGCTATTCCCTTACCCGCACCACCCATAAAGGAACCCATAGGTGACTGTTTTAGAATACTTCTATTACCCTGTAATGCATTGCCAGCAAGACCAGCTAAACCACCAGCTAATCCACTGGGCAATATAGTGCCAAATTTTGACATAAAGCTTGGCAACACACCTCCCAACCCAGCCCCTAAAGGACCTGCCAAGAAGGGCAATGCTGCTGCTACATAATTACCCAGACGAGGCTTGCGATATGTTCCCTCTGCTTGCATCTGTCTTTTTTGAGCATGTGACGGTTTACCAAGAGCCCTGCCAATAACATGAAGAAGACCACCCCTAAACTCAGGTAATCCCGTATGGGGATTAATACTTTGCTTTTGCCCCCCACGCAATAATTCCGCCTCTTCAGGATTGATATGAGCTAAGATTGTATCTCCACTGCGCCCCTTGCTACGCAGTTGTTCAGCTATACTTGATAAGTCACGCATTTATATCCCCTTATTGCATGCCTCTGCGACCAAGCATCATGCTTGATTCATCAGATGGTTCAAAGTTGTGCATGTTATTGTTCATAGAATGAGACATTTGTGGCAAATATCTTTGTGCCATATTAGATGCAGTTTGCCCTGCTTGATATCCCATGGGTCCTTGACCAAACATACTACCCATATTCTGCCCTAATTGGGGTAAATGTTGAGCCATTTGCCCTGCAAATCTACCCAACCCTTGGCCAGGATTTTGTTGATATTGATTCATCATGCCTTGACCCATATTAGCCATAGTGCTACCCATGCGGCCAATGTTGCGCCCCATATCTCCGGCACCAAACATTTCACCTACATTTTGTCCCAAGCCTGGCAAGTATTGCGCCATCTGCCCTGGTAATTGTTGAGCAAAGTGATTAAAACTAGGTGCTTGTTGGTATTGGTTATACATGTTTTGACTCATGTGCCCTAGTTGATTTGCTATATTTCCCGCATTGCCGCCCATATAACTACCTAATCCTTGTAGAGCAGGAGCCATATTTTGTGCAGCACCTTGCATTGCCCCCTGCCACCAAGGAGTGTTTTGTCCAGGCTTTAACGCGCCTCCTAAAATGCCTTGTCCTAAACCACCCAAAGATTGCCCTAACGCATTTCCTTTATCCCCACCAATGAGACCACCAAGCATACCACCGAGACCAGGTAACGCTTGCGAAACCATTCCTCCTAAACCAGGTAGCGCTGATTTAGCCATGTTTAATAAACTACCCCAATCAAATCCAGCCATAATAATCTCCCTTAAAAATTTAACATTGCTTGATATACCCCTTCTGCATAATCTTGAAAATTATCATAACCTACAGTAGAAGGTACGCCATTAACCGTAAAACTATTTAATTGCGACAAAACATCGCCCCATAATCTCCAGTCTTTTTCATCTAACAATATTGGTATATTGTCATCCGGAAAATCTATTATTAAGGAAGCCGCCCAATATGATAATGCAATATTTTTTGGTATAACCATTATTGGTGCCCATCCCCTAATCTAAATATTAATAAATTCTGTCCCATCTGAAAGTCACCTCCTGTAGTGGTAGTGCCAAATTCAGGGGTTTCAAATTTTAATGTCATCTGTCGACGTTGTTGTCTGATGTCTAATTTCTCAGTAGTTGGTGTAATAGTAGCCTGGTAAATTGGTTCCGATGATACTGGTGATTGTGCGTAGTTCTTGCCATCTACTGTTAACGTCATATTCCCAGATAATAAGAAATCTGGTTCTAATCTATAAAGTTCTACCTGCTTATCTATGCCACTCCAATTGCCATCAGGACCCGTGGCACAAAATGTAATATCTGGACTAGTAATAGAGCTGGGAATTACTGTTAATACATTATTTCTATTTTCATCTACTCCAATATCATGTATCCATACATCATATCCAAAGTCTACATTAGGGGCGTTGCCTGTCCAGATAGGGTCAGCGAATACTTCGCTAAAGTAACCGCTGCTGCGTTCTAGAGGGGTATCATACCAAGTCTTCTCTCGAACATTATAAACAATCGCCCAATTGCATTCATGTGTAGGATTAGGCGTGCTGGCTGTATCTTTAGTTGGGAAGGGCCACCAAATTTCACCATATTGCGTACTTTTAGTTCCCCATGTTTTTTGAGAATACGCATAATCAACATTATTAAAGAAGAAATTTAGATTTGTATCATTAGGTATCTCTTGTACAACACCCGTATATTGTAAAAATCTGTCGACAGAAATCCAATAGAATATCCCATCATATTCAACAATAGTTTTTGGTGCGAAAACCGAAGACTCACTTGTGACAGTATCAAAAGTAAAGAGCACAGGTGGTGACGTAGTAAGCGTCACACGAATTACGCTATCTAAACTCCACAACAAACCGCCAGGACTACTATTGCCGGCCCTCACTTGGAATCCAGCTACTATTTTAGAGGAAGTAATGCGGGCACTACTTAAAACCGTACTAGGGTCATTCGCGGCACTCCATGCCACAAAGCCATTGTTGCCGAATATAAGTAAATAAGGATGTAGTGATACCACGCCGCCACTTACATAATAATCGCCAGCTACTTGTCCGGGCGGAACATTGGTAAATGCCGGTATTAATGGGACTCCTGCATTTACAGGGCCAAAATAAACAGGTCTATTAATATCGTTCTCAATAGTGCTTAAATTAGGTGCTGCATGTGCTATCAAGCTATTACTTGTTGACGTATCATCATACAAATAATCAAATGACCATATATTAAACGGACTTGTTGGAAATCCAAAAGGAGTGTAAATAACAGAAACAGCTCCAAGCGGATTGCCAAAAAAATCTATTTGTTGCGCATATAAATGAGATTCAGTGCCCATAAATATATTGAAATTAGGGGTATTGTTAACAACAATCATGCCATAAACAATTTCTTGTATAGTATCGCTAATTAGTTTGTAACCACCAATCTTCCGCGGTAATCCCCGCTGAAATCTACACCATAAGCCATCGCTCCATCTGCGGGATGCAAACTTAGTCCCATCACGTTGGATGCCCGGCTGAGCATTTAAGGCTACTATTTTATCAGGCATTAGTCAGAACTCCTGTTGCTAATTCTGTCCTCGACCCGCATGTCATCTTGTTGATTTAAGCTTGAAAGTGCCGCTTTGTATAAAGTGGTCCACGTAGTAAGTTTTTCTTCATTCTTTAAAAAGGCTACAGCTTCAAGGAGGGTCGCATAATAAAGCACATCAGGCGCATAATCCGTGAGCCAATTAGTTTGATTAGTCACAGTCAATGGGTCTGGTAGTTCTAGATAAGCCAGCTCAAATGGATAGGTGAAATCTGGAGCAGGCACTACTAGAAAAGTTGAATAGCCATAGTCCGAGTAATATACCGGCTTGCCAGTTTGAGATGCATTAGGCGAATAAAGGCGGCAATATTCATAATCCCTTAACTCTAACTGCGTATAATCAAATTGATTCATGAACTCAGTGCTTGGCGTTCCATAATTAAAGCTTATAGTGCGCCTCCATCTGGCAGGTTTGGGTATCTTTTGTAAACCTACCGTAAAGGCGCCACTCACATATTGCTCAAGCCCCAATGTCTTAGACTCACGACTAATACGCTGCTCAGCCTGACTAATAAAGTTAGGTATTTGCAGCGTTAAGTCGGCCCTTTCCAGAGTATTGGCAACTTGCGCTATTAATGAGTTGTAGGTCATTGACATATAGTTCTACCAAGTAAACCATTGAGTGCCATTGCTATAAACCCTAACAATTCCATAAGCCCCTAAAGCCGCTGTAGCTGCACCATCAATATTGCCACCTCCTGTTACGTTAACAGTGCTTCCGCCAACCCCGCTTTCATCTTTTATTATGTAGGTTTGACCTGAGTTTCCAGCTGCTGCGGTAGGTAAATGTATAGTCAAGGTACTGGCGGTACATGCAATGATGTAATCAGTAACAAGAGCACTATAAGTTACAGCAGTTGCGGTACGCTCAACCAATATACCGCCTGTAAAATAAACTTGCGTTCCAGTGGCTCCCAATACTACGGAATTAGCAACACTGGCCGTCGCGCCAGCTCCTATAGCTGTAGAATTGGTTTGAGTTGCGTGAGTGTTGAATCCTATGCATGTAGAAGTGCTTCCGCTAGCGCCAGCAGAAGCGCCCACTGCGGTAGCAGCGAGAGCGGTTGCCGAGCTATTACCTATAGCAATTGTATTGGTTTGGCTGGCCGTAGCAGCCGGCCCTATAGCTACACCCTGGGTGCCTGATGCGTTAGCGCCTTGACCTACTGCAAGTGCTGATGCCCCTGCTGTACTATTGGAACCAATAGCAGTGCAATTACCGCCGGTAGCAGATGCCGTATTACCTATAGCAATAGATTCATTTGATGTTGCAGTATTACCATTTCCAATATTAATAGCATACGTAGAGGTGCCGCTTGCAGTAGTGGAGAGGGTGAAATTTCCGTTTGTGGCATTTACGGTAAGCAGAAGACCGCTATCCTTAATCAATGTACCAGTAGTATTATTATAAGTAGCAATATCGCCCGCTATTGAGGTGCCAGGACCGGTTACATTCCCAGAGCCTGCGCTTAGAGCTACCCATGCGCCATTTTGACGAAACTGAAATGAAGTGGTGCCAGTATCGTAAATAACCATTCCATTTACCGGCGATGTTACTGAAGCAGTTGTAGTGCGAGGAACTAAAATACCAGTAGTAGTAGCAGTTACATCTAATACCGCAGCCGGGGTAGAGGTGCCTATACCAACGCTCACAGCATCAGCGCCAGTACCCCCTAAGATTAAAGTATTTGCAACAGTTGCACTTGCGCTTTCTCCCAATGCTGTTGCATTAGTTGCGCTTGCATGTGCGTTATATCCTAATGCCGTACTAAAATCCCCTGATGCGAAGGAGCTAGGTCCTATTGCTACAGCGTTTTGATGGGTTGCGTTAGTCGAGGTGCCAATAGCTAAACCACTAGTAATATTTGCATTAGTATTAAAGCCTATTGCTATAGCGTTGGGGCCTGTAGCGCTGGTTGAATTACCTATATTTATGTTATTAGTAGAGGAACCACTAGCGGGAGCGGAGAGACTTAAATTTCCAGCCACGCTATTTACAGCAAGTAATGCGCCGCTATCTTTAATTAATGTCCCGGTTGTATTATTGTAAGTAGCTATGTCACCCACAACCGATGTTCCAGGACCTGTTACATTGCCTCCCCCTACTGCAACCCATGCAGTATTTTGATAAACCATTATTGCAGTAGTTCCTGTATCATAAATAATCATACCGTTAGCGGGAGTCACTATAGAGGCGGTTGTGGTGCGAGGAACTAAAAGAGCCTTTGTAGTGCTAGTTAAATCTAAAAGAGCTGATGCAGCGGGAGTGGATGTACCTACACCGATACTTACAGCATTTGCTCCTGTTCCACCCAGTATCATAGTGCTTGCAACAGTTGCGCTTGCATTAATACCTATAGCAACGGCATTAGCGGCAGTAGCACCGGCAGTATCACCTATAGCAATAGAGCCACCAAAAGATGCGGTAGAATTGTATCCCATAGCAATAGCTTGACTGCCAGCTGCGGCAGCGGTATCACCTATAGCGATTCCCTTACCTCCAGATGTAGTGGCGCTATTACCTATAGCAATGCCAGTTCCGGCTGATGCAGCAGCTAAATGACCTATGGAAATATCATAGGTACTAGAACCGCTTGCGGTAGCAGATAAACTAAAATCTCCAGTCACACTATTTACGGTAGCTAAAAGACCGCTGTCCTTAATTAATGTGCCGGTGGTGTTGTTATACGTTGCTATATCGCCAACTACTGATGTGCCAGGGCCAACCACATTTCCAGAACCTGAGCCTAATGCTACCCAAGCTCCAGCTTGACGAAATTTAAATGCTGTAGCGCTATTATCATAAACAATCATGCCGTTAACAGGAGATGTTACCGCTCCTGTATTGGCGACGCGAGGAACTAATAATCCGCTGTTTGCACTGGTTACATCCAAAACCGCGGCAGGCGTGGACGTGCCTATACCAATGCTTAATGCATCAGAAGTGCCCGATACCCCCCCTAATATCATAGTATTTGCAACAGTTGCAGCTGCGCTACCGCCAATTGCAACAGCCTTATCAGCAGTTACATTTGCAAAATTACCCATAGCTATTGAACCATCTCCAGCAACAGTGGCGTTATTTCCTATGGCTATACTTACACCAAAAACAGACACTCCTGCTGTCGTTGTTGCCTCATTTCCTATAGCAATACAGCTGGCATCAGCAGCACTAGCTCCTGGTCCAATTGCTATCGCGCCAGTACTGGAATTGGTGTTAGCTTGAGATAGCTGACCAATAGCGATACCACTACCACCAGCTGCAAAAGCTGTATCACCAATGGCCACAGAATGGCTGCCTGTGGAGCTCGCATCGGTTCCAATTATGACAGGATTAGTAAGGCCATCATCAACAACGGATGCAGAGCCTATGCAGGTAATACCAGAGCCCGTAATATTAGAGGTGCCAGCTGCATGCCCTATAAATATATTTTCATTTCCATCGGTTGTGCCAGCTCCGGCATTAACACCAATTCCTATATTAAAAGTACCAGTATCTATGGCCTCTAATGCGCCATAACCTAGGGCGATGTTATTAGGTTCAGCGCCAGTTGAAGCGCTTGGGACAATTAAGAAATTACTTGTAACTGGATCTATAGTTAAGTGAAGGCCAGAATCACTTGGATTGCCGCTGCCATTAAATACCATGAAATCCCCAGGGGTTCCTGTAATAACAGGCGGAACAATGCCGCCATCCTGGATGCCAGTGCCAAGAGCATTATTAAATACAGCTAAATGCCCCACTGTTGTTGGACCAGTACCAACTACATTGCCTCCCGCGCCGCCTGTACTTATGGATGCCCAAGCACCATTGGTATAAACCTGCATTGTATTGGTAGTACTATTATAAATCTGCGAACCATTTACTACATTTAATAAATCTCTTTGGGCTGTAGTCATCCTAGGAAACAAAACCATTCCAGTAGTTGTTTGCACTTCAAGTGCAGCATCAACGGGACTGTAATTGTTTACCGTATAGGTCGCAGGGGGTGCAGCTATAATGATGTCTGCAAAATTACTGGGGGCCGCTGGCCGCGAATTAAGTGCCATTTATATACTCCTATGTATTTGTTGCGTTATCATTAATGCATTAAGTTACGGTTACATTGCCCCATACGTTATTTATAGAGACATAAAATCGATTAAGCGTAGTGTCATAGACAAGCATCCCATTGACTTGAACTAAGGCTAGTCTTTGTGTGGTAGTCATTCTAGGTAATACAAATCCACCAGTAGTTGATTGCACTTCTACAGCAATGCTTCCTGGTGTAGTAGGCACGGCAGGAGATACATCAGATACAAATAGTCTAGACGTATTAATTGCTGTAGAAGGAGGAGTAATAGGAGGAGGATTATCAGATAAAACTAATCTGGTTAAGCCGGTTGGTTTTGGTATAGTGTCAGACATTAAATTCCCCTTAAATTAATTTGCGGTCCACGCATAGTTTCTTAAAATTTGTTCCCTCACATTTTCTGGTAGTGCGGGAACGCCATCAAAATCTCCATCAGGAACCGGCGTGGGCGCTTGTGGTTGTGCGCTCCACCCGTAATTCTCTAAATTATTAAAAGCTTGTACCGCCGGTACTTGTGGTTGCGGCAAGATAACTCCTGAACCTTGCTGTACCCGTGGTTCTGGAACTGGTACCGGGTCAGGCGCCACTATTGGGGGACGCAATTGGTCGTTAGGTACATCTAAGTATTGTCTACCTACATATAGACCGGTCCATACCAAATCATCACCGCGATATTCCATCTGCCGTACTAAATCTTTGCGTTCATGTACGAACTGCGTGTAATCGCACATCCCCAATGCTTCGGGTGCTTGCGAATCAACACTTACATGCTTACCTTTTGGTCTGTAACTCATGAGACGGTATATCCTCTTGAGTAATCGCCATAAACACGCAACGGCACACGCTCAGTATCTTCTTCCGCGGCTCGTTTAAATTGCTCGTCGCTTTCGCTTTTTAATAATTGAATTTTATTTAAATCAGTAATCTCTTTTATAGATAATTTATAAGCCAAGGCCGCTGTTAAGGGCTCCAAGAAACGGTTAGGTATTTCGGCTTCATCTAGCATTGTTCCCGCATCCTGCATAGTAGAGGCATAGCTATAGAACATGCAGTTATATTGTTGGCTAGGGGTTAAATATAGATTAACTACAGGCTGTCTTTGTCTATCAAGATAAAATAGCGATGGACGACCAGTATTTTCTTTATTAGGATAGGTCATGTACTCAGAACGCGAGATGCGCGTAAGAATTAAATCATTAATTGAGTTATTGAAATACAATTCATTGATAGATAGAGTTGCATTATTAGTCTCTCTAATTCTTATATAATTAGAGCCAAAATTCTGAACATATATTTGATATTGCAACGGGTCGGCTTGCGCAAAATATTCTTGGCTTAAGTTAAGTGCAAACCAAATTAATTGACCTTTAGGATAGGGGAAAGACGGAATAGTCATTAACGGGGGTGTAGCCCAAGTTATCCCATCATCAGAGTATTCTACGACTAATGTATAAGTAGCATCTACCTGGCTAGTTATGCCTATCAATTGGATTAGTTGTGGCGCGGTTGGCACGCTAGGTAAATTAGTGAAATTATACCCTAGCCATCCATTAGTAGTGTCAACAGTGCAATAGGTAGCTGGGTTACCATCAAAAGCGCTACTTGCTGGATGTAGCGCAATAGTGCCACTTGCTATGGCGCTCCCCCCTACGGTAACTCTATTGGAGTTTCTAATAGTTGCTTCTAATATGTCGGTTACAGTATTTTGCCCGACTGCGGTGGGAGTGCTGGCGTCGGTAATAACTTTTGGAGTTAACTTATAGCTAGTAACATTAGGTGAAAGCCCTAACATATCGAACCTTACGGTCCATAAATTCAGGCCGCGATTAATCCATTCGCTAAGAATTAAGTTTAATAATCTTTGTGCTGATATTATTTTTTGGGCAGTAATTAAGCTTGGAACAAATCCAATACGTTCATAAGCATCCACGATGAGCTGCTCTGAGGGAGTATTTTGGAAATTATATTGTTCCGACGTTGACACTTATTCATACCTAGTAAATTTTTTAAAGCCCGCGTGCATGTTTAGCATTTTCGGCCGCCTGTGCGCGTTTTCTAGTTAAACCATTAGAAGAATGTAATGCTTTGTCCATCTTATTTTCCGATATCTTTTGTCCTACTGGCACATGCAAGCTTTTGTGTAATGCGCCTTTATTATGCGCAAATGCTTGTTGCATCCAGTGTCCGTCTTCCTTTTTTCCTCTACCCATAATTACCCCTAATATGTTGGTCGCTCTAAAATATAAGCTGTTAAAGAGCCTGAAGCATTTGTTAAAGTGCCATCTGGGGGAGGAGCGCCAGGTAGTATAAATATTGCCATGACCGCAATATTTTGGTCTATTGAAGACACTAATTCTGAATCTTCGTTTATTGAATCTATTGCTAAACTAGGAGGGTCTATTGCGCTAGTAACTCTAAGCAATGACACTCGTGCTTGCCAATTTATTACATCATTATTTTTTATCACTTGAGCAGTCACTACTTGATTTTGCGACTTGTAATCACATGCAAACCAAGTAGTGCGCCCGGTTAATCCTGTTCCTACAGTTACTATAACTGCACCAGCACCTGCTACACTCACCCTAGATACTGTGTCAAAAATTTGAGTAGTATATACGGTTGTATTATTAGGCCCTGTGATAGTTTGAGAAACAGGCCAACCATTTAACGTGCCATATACTGTAAAGGTAGACCCTGAAGCATCCGCAGTAGAATTTATGCTCACAGTTCTAGCCATTCCCATTGCAATTAAACTGGCAACCGGATTTCGCACACCAACCGGAACTAAAGTTCCATTTAGCGTTAAGTCTGTACCTGTAGTAGCAGTCTGCCCTGAGCAAAATGCTGTAAGGTCAACCGCTGGCCAGTTATAAATATTCGTGGGAAATACATCTGACACGTTATTATTCCTTATTAAGCGGCTTGCACGCCGAAGCTGCAACGGAAGTTAGAGAAACCGAAAGAATATCTTTCGACTGCTTTCGCCATTAAATTATCAGTAGAGAAATCGGTGTAAACATCGGTTTCCAATGCTTCTCTGATGTAATGCTTAAATCCATCTGGCGCATCAGTGGTTAAGAACCAATTGCCATTGTTATTTAAGTACACATTAACCCGTGCGCCTTCTGGTATCGCGCTATTGTTGTAAATAGCATTGATATCGTTGTTAGCAGTTTGAGTTCTAAATGCACTACCTAATATACGAGTTGCTTGCCATTCATTCTTTGGCGAAACAATTAGTTTAAGAGGTTTAACAGCGATGGTAAGTCCTGCAATGTCTTTGAACACACGAATTTGTGTAATAGCTTGCTCTATACCTGCTTCAGTTAAATCTACTAAACCAGGTAAAGTGTTAGGAACAATACCTGTATCGATAGGATGGGTTAAGCTGTATAGAGGCTGTCCATCACCACCAATAGAGGTTGTAAAACCGTTGTTTAAAACAGCTGCGCCTAAAATTTCTTTAGCAATAGACATCGAGCGTTTTAATGCTTTAGCCGTTTGTGGAAATTGTGTTTTATACAAATTATCCATGATGGCCTGTCTAGTTATGATAAAACTTAAGGCCAGGTACCGATGGTGGTAGACCGTCCTGTAACGTTCAGCCATAGTGTCAACCGCAGTAGGCGCGCCTTCATCTCTGAATTGTGCGACTCCTAGGAACCTCATTTCGGTTTCAATTTCGTCCGCTTTATCTGATTCATAAGTATCAAAAATTTCAGACCACTGAGATGGGTATAAGTCGTAGTTACCAAAGCATGCAGCTAAGCCGGGGCGAAGCTCTGATGCGATGGCCGATGTATTTATAGGCATTTAAATTCTCCTTTAATTAAGTAATAACTATTCGTTAAACGGGTATCGTTAAATACGACACAGAGGCCGTAATCCAGTTGCCCGTATCACTGCCCGCGTTAGCAAATGAAGCCCCTACAGTATTTAGCGCTAAAAATGTATGTTTAGAGGTAATTAAAGCACCTGGCGACGTGGGTGTTGGGAGTAATGGAATATAAACAGAACCAGTTCCCGGCACCGTAGCTGTTGGTGTAATAGAGGTAATCAAAGTAGGTGAAGCTGTTGCACTCGCAACCCCTACATTATTAGTACCATCATAGTAATTAAGCAGTATTCCAGACCCTGCTGTGAATGGCTCGCCACCTGCGGTTACAGGTATATTGAAAGTTAAAACCACGCTTATAGGAATAAAAATGGTAGTAGTGCTGGATTGAGGTGTTAATTCAAGGCCACCACCGGCAGCATTGGTCATGGCTATAAATTGTGCTTTAGTTATATTAGTAACGGTAGTTGTATATGTGTAATTTTGCGATATACCGCTCTTGTAAACACTATTATTTAAAGTAACTAATACATTGTTAAATGCACCTTGCAGTCCATTGCCATATCCAACTCCAGTAGTAGTCGTGTAAGCATGGGTGCCATTTTGTACACCAGGAGTAAATTGCTTAATCTTAAACTGAGAAGTTTGATTGCCACTAATAGTTGAAATATCTAAATATTCAGCTGATACGTGGCTAGCTCTTGCATTCCCATTAGCAGGATTTTGAAGATAAGTCTGTCCGGTAGGAAGGGTTACTATGCCATTAACCGCATCGGTAAATGTTCCTCCAATACCTAAGTCGGCATTTAAACCAATTTGTGCTTGGGTAATGCCTAGTGGTACTGTCGATGAAACAACATTGCCAGAGAAAGAAGCTTGTACATTAAACAATGCATTTGGATCGTCCATAACCAGGCAAAAAATTGAGGTCGAATTACCATTAGCTACAAATGTTAAGGTGTTATTTAATAAATAAGGAGAATAAATTGGGTTGCCAAGTACATCCTTATAATAACATCCTTGGAAAACACCTACGCCTGGTTCGCCAGGATTAGCCGGATATAAATAACTAGACCCAGGATTTGCGTCTTGAGAGGTTCCTAAGCGAACATAATCACCTTGATAAATACCGGTGAATGCTGCGTTAAGTGGTGCGTAGTTTAAAGGAGGCAGTACTTCGTAGGTGCTAAGTTGCCCTGATTCGGTACGTCCTGCGATGGTGCCCCATAGTTGAAAGCCTTGAGGCGAATTGACACTGCTAGTGCTAATGTTTGACATTAATATCCCCGTTAAATCTGTTTTTAACAAACCGTTTTTGGCTTGCCTAAATTTGACTAATTTTTATAGTCATCAGATATAACGAGGACTTGCACCTCTCACTCTCTCTGCGTCAGACAAGAGTGAATCACCGTTCCGCTAAAACTTATCAAATTTTAGCCCTCCCATGGAAATATGTCTTTGCCATGGAGACCTCCCTTTTTAAAGTTGTGGGTAGTCCGCAACTGTCCATATAATAAGAAGCTATTATACCCCTTATTATTTTAAATCTCTACACTATTTTATCATTCAATATAATCTATTTGCAAGGGGAGGCGTAAAACAGTCGCCCTTACAGCTATTTTAATTCCCAAATGATAAATTAGATAATCCACCCTCCACTTTATTGCCACGGAATGATGCCAATCCCTGAGAAGTTTCATTTATGATACTGTCTCGAGTAAACTGCATTCCCTTAGAAGACCTTACTAGACCATCTAACCCAGGTAAGTCACGGACTGCGCGCTGGGTTTCAGCTGCAAAGTGCCGTCTATCCTCGTCATTAAGCTCTTTAGACCTTTCCATTAGAATTACATCTTTATATCTTAGGCATCCATCCAATGATTTTTCTGCTTGCCCAGGAATAACGTAGCACCGCTCTGGATGACGAGAGGCAGGAACAAAAGTCCAGCCTGTTGACATCATTTCAGTAACGCGCCCAGTATCTAACATACCTTGAGAACTTTCCCTAACCCAGAAGTATTCCATGCCCTCAGGGATTTCATGAGGTGCAAAATATAAAGGTCCCCTGTAATTCATCTTAAAGTCTTGACGCAAGGTCGCGGCCCGCAGTTCTTTTGAGCGTGTTTCGTTATTGCGTGACTCATGAGGTGCAAAATCTCTTGCCTCTCTGCCTCTAATCATGCCCTCTAAGCTTTCAAGTCTTTTATCTAAATCTATGTTACGAGCCTCAGACGCCGACAACTCTTCCCTTACACGAGCAAATTCTGTTGATTTAATACCTGCCATAATTAAAACCTCCCATTACGTTTAGCCATCTCGAAGTCCCTGCCAAAGCTACGCTGAGCACTTGCTTCTTTAGCTTTGTATTTAACATAGTCTTCTTCCTTAACACCAAAACGTTTAGCCATTGCCTTATCATCTTCCGTTAATCTCACTGATATACGGCCTGTCCCTTGAGCGCCTGCACCATTTCTGTTTACAGATGCCACCGTGTTATTTCCTTGTTGCATATTCAATCCTCTGTTTTTTAACAAACCCTCTCCTACATTATGTGCATACGATTCTATTTCCTGGAAATATTGTGGAGAATAAATTAAATGACCTTGACCACTATTGTGCAATTGGTAATCCAATTGCGACGCATACTTCCTTACGGGTTCTGCCAATAGAGGCTGGTAGTCATGGCTTCCTGGATTATACCAGGAGTTGTTTTGCACCCACGCTTGACCAAATCTTTCATCTATAGGCGCAGGTGTAGGCGCCGGAGCTGCTGCTGCATCTCTGTAAGACTGCTCACGCAAAGATGATTGCGCTTTCCATTCCCGCGCTCTTTGTGCTTCAGCTTTAGCTTCTGCCATTTCAGCAATTGCATCAGCTTTAGCTATTACATCGCCAGTCTCTTCGGCAGCTATAAGGCGTTGTTTAGCCTGGTCTACACGTAAGTTAGCACTGTTGTCATAATGGTTTAGAGCAATATTAGCTGATTGCTGCAACTGCTCACCTAAAGCGACCTTCTCAGCTTCTAACTGTCTAAGACGTTCATCTTTAGCGCGATTTTCTTCTAATAAATGCCAAACATTATTATGTAACGCAGTAATCTTGTCTCGCACTCTATGTTTCTTGGGCTGCTCTGCGGATTTCTCTGTTTGGTATTCATCAAAAGGTTGTTCACTGGGCGCGCCTTCTTCCTGCTCAGAAGCTGGTGCATCCAAATGTTCTGTAACTTCCTCTTGCTCTGGTACATAGCCCGCATTATCTTGTATGTCTGTCATTTTTAATTCTCCTTAATTATCCGCGAGTTACGTAAGATGGGTCATCTACGGTCCCTAAACATCTATCATCCGGCAAATATTGCATCGGAAGACCCCTATACATAACCTGCGTCCCTTCATTACGTGGGAATACTATAAAATCACCCACCTTACACCAAGGACCTGATAGTCTGAACCTTGCGCCTTTGTAACAATCAAAGCCTTGCGCTACGACCAATCCTGTGCAATTACGATATTTGTCTTCGCTCCTCGTCGTTTCTGCCGCTATAAGGCATTTCTGCTTACCTGTTAACGGGTCCATAATAGGACTACCGTCATCATTAAATAACTTCACTAAATCTTCATCGCGTGTATAAACTTTAACAATCATATGAAAACCGCTTACACGTGGCGGCTCAAATCCTAACGTAGCTCTAACTACAGCCTTAGCCCGAGCTTCTTCTTCCGTCTCAATCAAACTGCATTGATTGTCTTTACGATTACTAATGGTAGCCTCAATATCTTCTAACCGTTTACGTAATTCATCATTCTCAGTCTTAATGGCATTAAAATAATGTTTCAACGTTTCAAAATACTGTTGCTCCTCTTGTCTTACTGCGTTAACCAAGTTCTCCATCATACACCTCCGTTGCTTTGTCCTTTGGTCCTACATATTGCAAATATGCAGCCCTCACTTCACCCATGCATTGTTTCGTGGCATTTATCATCCCTATGTGCTCACGATACTCCTCCATGTTCTTAAGACAGCCGCGCTCAAGTGCTTGAACGTAACTGTCTTTCACTTCACTAAACCTCTTTAACAAATCCTCGCAAAAGTAATCTATCATTATTGAGTTTTCAGAATAGCCCGTCTGCTCATTTGTTTATTATGCAAATGAGGTAAATGGTTTGTGCTTTTTCCAGGATTATGAGATTTATGTAAAGGCATACCTTTCATGCTCATCTCTCCCAATCTAAGTTTTGCCACTCCACCACACGCATACTTATTTGTCCCACCTTCTTTACGCATCATTGGGCGCATCTCTTTCTCTTTTTCTTTCATTTCGCCACCTTCAGCGCGCTTTGTTCTTCCGCCTTTCTTTAAAGCAGTGCCAGGCATAGAAGTCTGAGTGCCATTAAAACCATAAGAATATGGTTTCATTTGCTGTCCTTGTTGCTGAGGTTGTTGTTGGGTTTGAAGCTGAGCAGGTTGTCCTTGCTGAACCATTCCACCATCATCATAACAATGGCCACCTTTCTTATAAGCCTTTCTAATAGGAGTGTTGCCGCGCTCTTGAGCTACATAATTAATATGCCGCGGAGTATGTGACGGATGCATGCCCATCATATCGTGTTCATAAATAGTCCCGCCGGATGCCTTACGAATTGGAGCACGTTCAGAGCCGCCGTGACTCATGCCTTTCATCTCTTTCATAGTCTCAACGTTTAAACATTTGCGACCACCACCCGATTTAAGCTTGCCACCGGCATAACTTAAATGTTTTGGTAAGTGCAAATCAGTTTGAGTTTTAGTCAAAGGATGTACCTTCTTGCCATGATGATGGTCAGTATGAACAACCCGACGTTCATGATGGTCAATCTCTTTATGAGCAACTTTCCCGCCCCTAGCATAAGGACGTTGTTCACCTACGCCCATGGCGCTTCTACTTACTTTAGTAAAATTAGATTCGCGCGGACTGCTGTCCTCGTCTCTAAACATTCTTTCAGCGTGGTCACGCATAGAGTCTTTACCCATATAACCTGCCATAATATTGCTCCTATTGGTGTGTTTCACTAAAGTGGCCTAATGGCCGTTCTTGCACTTTGTGCTGGTCCGACTCAAATTTGTGTTCTACTTTAAAAACCTCGGTTTGCGCCCTTAACTGAGCTTCCTGAGCTTTTTCCTGTAGCTTGGCTTGCTCAGTCTCAAACTTAAGGTTTTCTTTAAAGACATCTGTCTCAAGTTTAGAGTTTGCTTCTTGATGTTTAAGGTGCGAAGCCTCTCTTCTTTGACCAATGTCCTCCAACATAATCTTATTGGGGTCTAATTGATTTTGTTGGGCTTGTTGTTGTGCTTCCATTTCCTTCTGTGCTGCTTGCGCATCTTCTTGAGCAAGAGCATTTTGGACTTGGGGCATTTGCATAATCTGCATAATGTCCATTTGACCCATTTGCTGTATTTGCATTTGCACTTGTTGTTGTAATTGCTGCATCTGCGCCTGAACTTCCATTTGCATTTGCGGCATCATCATTGCTTGTTGTTGTAATTGCTCAATCTGCGGTTGCATTTGTTGTTGCATGTTTTGCTGCATCTCCTGCAACATGTGAGCAAAAATCTTATAAGCCTTATGCTGTTGCATATTTAAAGTTATCTGTGCTTGCAATGGCGGAGTTAATCCTCCCTTAACCTCTAAATCATGCAGGAACTTTCCTTTAACCATTATATGCGCATCATGGTCTTGGAATGGTGCGGCTTTAACGGGTGCGCCCTGTAGAAGAAGCATGTCTTCACTAGTAGGATCTAGGGTTTGTGGTTCCGGCACAGGGGGTAATATTTTATTAATGTCTTCAATACCCATAGCCTTATACATACGTTCTAATATTTCGCGTTGATTATGTAATTGCGGGGCACTTGAAGACAACTTTAGTAACGCCTCAGCTCGCATAATGCGTTGTGTGCTGGTATTGATATTCGGGTCGGACACCGGGATTATATCTATTTGGTCGTTAAAATCTTGTTTTAATATGTAAGTTTGACTATTAGGCAATGAGAACGGATATGGCATATCTCCCAGGTATTTACCAAATAGTTTACTCAGGAGCGTTAACTCTATACCTAATGAAAAGTGAAGGCCACGCAAAATAGCTGACTGGCCTCTGTGAGCTATGTCTAATAAGGCAAGCGTAGTTCCTACAGGGGCTTGAGCATTATTTTCAGAAATTACAGCACTGGTAACAGAGCCAAGCGCGCGAGTCTCCTCTATTAATTTATCTCTCAACTGTGCTAATACAATCGATGGCTCCGCATATGGCATTAACATCAATGCTTCTTGGATGGGACGGCCGCCTGTCTCTATATCAAGAAATTCTGCCGGGCCTACTGCTTTGTTATTACTCTTAATGCGCATGCCAGCTGCTTTTAAACCACCTGGGAAGTTCTTTAAAGTACCTGCATCTATTAATTGTCTTTGAATAGAGGTTAAGGTGATGGCGTTGCTTCCTAATAGATGGGCCAACCCCCAAGCATAAAGTCCAAAACTAGGTAGGTACTGATATTGAACAAAATATTGAATTCTATTAAAGGCATTATCGTTTTGTTCCCAGTTGCGTCTAATTGCCACTACTTTTTTATTGTATTCATCAATAGTTACAATATAAGGAAGGGGGATGTTATTAGGATTGATATTCTTGTCTATATCTAATTCTAAATTAGTATGTGACTCATAATATGTAAATAAGTCTTTATTATCAGAACCCTTGGTGTCAATACCTTCTTGTCTATTAATAGCGGTCTTTAATTTATTATCATCTTCAGTGTCATCATTAATTGCAGGAACTACATTGCCAATAAATTGTCCTATTGATTGCTTTAATAAGATGTCTTTACGGGATAATTCCATCCTATGCGTTATGCGGGAGGATTCCATTAAACTTGTGGTATTGTTATTAACAATTAAATCGTAAGGTTTTATAAAACGGGCAACTGGACGATTTTGAACAAAGTCTTGATAAACTTTACGGAAAGCACACCCAAAGAAACCTACATATAATAATAACTTCTCAGAATCCGGATAATATTCCTTATCCATCTGAGTAAGGTAATAATTAAGAAACTTCTTGACTCGGTCGCCCTGCTCTTCTTTCTCGGGCGTAACCTCTCCTAATATTCTTGCCCCTACCGGGCCGTTTACTGGAAATAATTCGCTTCGGGCTGTTGCCCAGAAATCAATAAGAGTTGTGCCAAGGGTTGAATCATATGCACCGCATGCTCGCATGAAAGGGACGGTCCTGTACTCATCTACCTTAAAGCCCAGATACTTCAAGACCTTTTCAATAGTGTTTTCCCATTCCTGCCGGGACTCTAAATCTTGATTGATGCCTTCTAATAGCTCTTGGGCGATGGTGCCTAGCTGCCCAGCTGATAAGTGCTCGGCTAAATTGGAGTCAAAAGGAATAGGAGCGCTTTCTTGCGCTTGTTCTTCAGCTAAAGTGTAAACAGATGAGCCATCCGGTAAGTCTTCCGACTTAACGAATGACCCACTTGTCCCTTCATCTGAAAAGAGATTCGAATCAGACATTTATAAATCCGTGTAATAGTAACCAAGTCCATGGTTAAATGTTTCAAGCCAAAAGAAGAAGTTACGGTAAGAAACTTACCTAAATTTTATCCAAGAGAGCAATATTCACATTTCTTATCATATGCTCCTTCCTTTAACTCGAATTTATTATATATTAAGATTTCTAAAATATATATAGAATGAATAACAACTTAAACGCGTATTTACTAGAATTCTTAGGCAAATATCCTGAGATAGTTAAAGAACAAAGGCAAGAAAAGGCTTATGAGACCTCGTTTTATGAGTTCGCAAAAGCTGCATGGCCTAATATTGATTCCAGTACCTTCCAGGATGCTTGGCATGCTCGCGCCATATGCGAGCATTTAGAGGCTGTAGTTAGGGGTCTAATACCAAAGTTAATCATTAATGTACCTCCTCGTACTGGCAAGTCCGCCCTTATATCAATCATGTTCCCAGCCTGGGTATGGATTACTCAGCCTAAAATGAAGTTCCTGTACGGCTCTCACGCTTATAGCCTCGCTCTAGACCATTCACGGCGTTGCCGCCTACTAATAGAGAGTGACTGGTATCAAAAACGCTGGGGAAGCATATTTAAGCTTTCAGCTGACCAGTCCACCAAACACTTCTTCACCAATGACAAGCATGGGCACAGACTGGCTACGAGCGTTGGGGGAGGGGTTACTGGCTTTGGAGCTAACATATTAATAGGCGACGATTTAAATGACCTAAGCGATGGGTATTCTTCCACGGCTCGTGACCGAGCTAATGACTGGGTAAGTCGCGTATGGTCTTCCCGTACCAATCCTGGTCAATTCAGTGCCCATATAATAGTGCAGCAAAGGGTAGCGTGTTCTGATGTAACGGGTTACCTATTAGATAAAGACGAGAAAAAAGAATGGGTGAAGCTAATCTTGCCCATGGAATTTGAAACAGCTAGACGCGCTAAAACCATTATCCTACCCTCTACCTATCCCAATACATGGGAAGACCCTAGAAAGAGAGAGGCAGAGCTCCTGTGGCCCGCAGGAATAGATAGATTAAAAGTCCAAACATTTAAAGGGGACTTAGGAGATTATAACTACGCAGGACAACATCAACAAAGACCCAGTCCTGAAGCTGGAGGTATTATTCAAAAGAGTTGGTACCAATGGTGGAAGCAACCAGCACCCCCCAAGTTATTGCAAACTGTTCAAAGCTGGGATACAGCCTTAGAGGCTAAAGATGAGAATTGTTATTCAGCTTGCACAACATGGGGGTTATTCGAGGACGATAAGAAGGCAACTAATATAATCTTGTTAAATATGTGGCGAGGTAAGGTTGAGTTCCCAGTGCTAAGAAAAATGGCTAAGCGTCTATATGAGGACTATAGAGACGACGGTAGCATTGCAATAAAGCCCGATAATAAGCATGTTCCCACCTTTGTGCTGGTAGAAGCCAAGGCATCAGGTAGCTCCTTAATACATGAGCTCCAAAGCGCGGGCATTCCGGCCTATGGGTTTGACCCAGGAAGGTTTGGCGAGAAGATTCAAAGGGTAAGGCTAGTTACTCACATGATTGAAGGGGGAAGGGTCTGGGTGCCAGCTTATCCCCCTGAATATGTGAGACTCCGGAACTTTGCCGATATCTTTGTTAATGAGACCTCCCTATTCCCCAAGAGTGATAGCCGGGACTTAGTTGACACGATGACCCAAGTTTTATTAAGATTGAATACTTCGGGGCTTATAAAACACCCTGATGCAAAGGACATGGAAGATACAGGAACCGTATTGAGTGATGCTCTGTACTGGTAATTGGACAAAGACAATAAGGAACGTTCTAATGCTTATCCTCACAAGGAAAATTGGCGATGCCATAATGATTGGCGATGATATATCTATAGTTGTGCTAAATGTTATGGCTGAAAACAGGGTGACATTTGGTATAAAAGCACCAAAAGATGTAGATATTTATAGACAAGAGATATATAATTCAGCTAAAAGAAAGCCCAAGCTGGATAAAGATATAGAAAAGGAGAGTGAGGTTTTTTATAATTCTTAGGAACAATGATGGCGAAAGAGTTTGACACAGGCAATTGGCATATAAAAGATGCTGATAAGGCCGATTTCAAATACTATACGCGATCTGTTCTGGAAGAAGAAGATGATAATGGCTTACGTACAATACTGGGGCTTACAGATGAGGAATGGAAAAATCGTGGCATCAAACCCGAGATAGTAAAAGCATTATGGAGAAATAGACCCCTCGTTTGCTCTTTTGGCACACATGAAGAAAAGGAATAAAAATAATGGCAAGTGTTAATAAAGTAATTCTAATTGGAAATCTAGGTAAAGAGCCTGAATGCAAGTGTATGCCCAGCGGAACCCAGGTTACCAAGTTCAGTCTGGCTACTAATGAGAAGTGGAAAGATAAGAAGACTGGCGAGATGCAAACAAAAACTGAATGGCATAATATAGTTATGTATAATAAGTTGGCTGAGAGAGCAGCCTTTTTAAAAAAAGGTATGTCTGTTTATATTGAAGGCTCTATCAGCACGAATAAATGGAAGGACAAGGATGGTCAGGATAAAACCACAACTAATATAGCAGCTAGCGCTATGCAGATATTAAGCGGAATGGAAGAAATAAAAAGACAACTCGAGGATATGGGCGGAGGAATAAAAAACTTCCCCGGTGAATTAACTCTCAAAAATATACCCGAGCATAAAGCACAGACTACGTTGGGATTCTTTGCTGATGACGATTTACCTTTTTAAATTAGGAAATTAATATGAGTGATAGCGACAATATGCGCGCAGATTCGCGCGGCACCTCCCAATCGGGCACATATTTGTCATTACGAACAGGTTTGGCTGCCCTTGCTAGCGGAGCATCCCATGCTTTCGTCACCCCTTCTATTGATAGGGCACGTGCATCACGTCAGCTTTTTGCTGAGACGGCAGGCCCTGCGCCTGCGCCAGCAGTAGAGGAATCTCTAACAGGATTGGACGCAGCGTTAACACCCTCTCCAGGCATGGTGCCCCCGCTATCCTATAGGCGCATAATGGATGATACTCGCGCTAATTTGCTGGCTACCCAAAATCTCCTAGCTGAAAGAGGATTAGATTTAGCAGCAGCAAGAACACGTATAGCCACACTGGAAAATGCGCTTGACCAACGACGCGCTAGAGAGGAAGCGGAAGTCGCCGCCCGTGAAGCGCAGACAAAATTAGATGCAGAAAGAGCCCGTGAAGAGGCAGCCAAACATGCTGAGCGCTTACTTGCTGAATATCAAGCTAGGCAAGAGCAGATAAGGTTAATAGAAAAAACAGCAATAGAAAAAGCTCGTTTAGTTGCAGAACAACATGCTAGAGAATTAGCAGAACATGCTGCTCGTGTAACAGCTGAGCAACAACAGGTTAGAGAAGCGGCAACAAGAGCTGAGATAGATAGGGAGGCGCGTGAAGCTGCGGCAACGGCAGCTACAGAGAGAGCTCGCCAAGAAGCAGTAAGAACAGCTGAGGTAGCCAGAGAAGCAGCAGAAAGACAGGCGCGAGAAGCAGCAGAACAAGCGGCCCGTTTAGCTGCTGAGCAACAACGTGCTAGGGAAGCTGCGGAGAGAGCGGAAAAAGCAACCAAGGAGGCGGCGGATATTCGTCAGCAATTACTGGAAGCTCGAGAACAAGCACAAAGGGGCGCAGCAGAAGCTCTCGCAAGAGAGGCAGCAAGAGCGCGCATTCCAACTCCACCGCCAGTAGCACAGCCACCAACAGATACACAAAGAGCTCGTTTTTTATTGTAACTATAACGATATATTATAAATTATCCCCAACCCACAGGTTAGGCTGTTCTTTGCTTGGATATGTCGATGGGGGTTGGTTTTAGAATATGCCCGTAAACGATGGGGTCGCCAATAATTATTAAAGACCTCTCTTACCGTAGCCTCCACGCTAAAATCTTTAACATTGTATCCCATTCCAATTTTTATTACCGGTAATATCTTGGTATTCTGGAAAATAGAACTAATATCAACCATTGTTGTATTATATTGATAAATAAAGGCGTGTGCTTTTACTCGAGAAATACTAAGACCCAATCCCCCTAGAGCATAGCAATTACCAAAATTATTAATCTTTATCAATACCATTAATGGTATATGTGACTGTCGCATCTTAGTGCGCATCCTAACAACATGTCCGGCTGGTATAGGATTGCTTCCGGCTACCATTTCTTCAGACCCAATAGATGCATTATATTTTTGACAGAAATAATTCTCGTATCCTGCTTCAATCCCAAAATGACGCGAAAACATAAATCCCGCGCTAACACCTACGCCTTTTGTATTCTTATGGAATAAGTTTTTTCCGTAATTGTTTTCCCATTGCGTATGATTAGATAAGGCTGATACCCCCAGTCTAATGGTCTTAGGATGGGCATATACTATCTTAAATGAACCATGTTTTTCGGCATAGGAAATGCTGGCAAATATTAATAATATGCTACTTAAGATTAATACTTTCATTATTTTATTTGCCCTTCTGTCATTTATGGAGCCCATTTATAGGGTTCACCCATGCCGGGGCCCATCGAGAACGGTCTCCATACGCCACCCTTATACACGCAAATCGCCACCGTCCCATCAGCAGGGATCCAAAGCTTTTCCTGTTGTTCAACAGTCATGTGGGGGATATTTATTTTTTCAGTCATTTGCGGCAAGCTTTTGTGCGTCGGTCATTTCAGGAACATCCTTTTCTTTTTCTTTCATTATTCGAAATCTATTAAATAACCGATACCTGGAGTCGTAAGAAAAATCAAACATATCACATAACGCGCGACAATCAGCTTCGCTTTCAAGCCCCAGTCTCTTCATGAGCTTGATCTGTACATCCTCTACGCATTGGTCAGTCATCTCTTCTCCTTCAATAAATGCCACTTATCCCCAGAATAATACTTAACACCTTCTTTGGTGTTAATCAACTGGCCTTCTTTGGGGTTTTTAATGAAACTTTCCTCAATAACGGGCATACGCGCAATGCTCTCATGGGTTGAGATTTTTTCTTCAACTGAAACATGCCAGCAAATAGCCAGGATTATTAATAATATGTGAAATAAAATGGTCAAGCATCCTTTTAATATTGATTCCTTCAACCATTATTCTACTCACATCCTTTATCCTGAATACTACATTATACTGTATATAAAGCCCATTTACCATCCGTATAGCGCTTAATACCCTCTGTAGTGCGAATAGCATGCCCTTCTGCGGCATCTGTAATGAGGTTTTCATCCTCAATAGGCGATTCCATAAGGCATTTATAAGCTGCCAGTTTTATTTCTTCATTCCAAATAGGTTGAGCAGGCTCTGCAACCTCTCCTTCAATAATTAAGTTTTCTTCAGTCATCTTTAATCTCCTTTAATTTGTTTAGAGCATCCCTTGTAGGGTTCCAAAATCCTACCACTACGCAAGTCTTCTAGGTATTTCTCAATCTTTTCTTCAGCATCCTTTAATAGGAAGGCAATCCCATCATATGAGGTTGCTGATTTATAATGCTGGTCTTCTTCCGGAATATAATCTAGTAATGCATCAATTCTCATTCTTCTGCGTACTGGTATCTCCAACTGCTCTGCTGTGCAAGGGGCATCTAGTTTGTCACGAAAGTGCAGCCGCCACATGTATCGCTCTTTTTCTATAGCCTGAGGAGCTGCTTCCCTCAGTCTTTTTACCATCTCTTCAGTCACCTATCTTCTCCTTACATAAGTTTCTCTTTTCCCATCTTGTATCCCACCAGTTCATATATACATTCTGCTCTTCTTCATCAGGCATTCCACATGGCATTCCTTTTACAGAATGGGTGCAACCGCCTCCAATAGCATTTATCTCATTACAGCCAGAGGAACGCCATCTACCGTGTGTTCTGGCTCTTATTTTCCAATCATTATCATATCGATTTATAAGCCTCCATGCATCAAAATATTTATCTAATTCCTCCATAGTCATTGGGATTCTTTCAGTCATCTCTAGTCCCATTTAATGTCTTTCTGTATTTCCATTTCTCATATTCCCACAATACATCCTTAATGCCATATCGCACACTCCTTAATAATTCCTTAATTTTTTGCTTAGACCATGCAGGTATTCCCTTTAACTTCTCTATGAAGGCTCCGCATCTTGTCAAATGCAACAGTCTATACATTTCGCTATTAGCCTTTTTTTCGGCATCTAGATAAGCTTGTAATCTCCCAGGGTCATTCATATAAACCCTAGGCGCTTCAAACGCCATTTTTGCTATCCTACCAATGCATGCTGCGCATTCTTCCATGTCAATTGGTTTTTCCGGCTCACCAGATATCTGATTATATAGAGCTGCAAATTTAACCAAATCAGGATGTTGGGTAACATCTAATTCAGGAAGGGGATGCACTATTTCTTTATATTTCTTGGTCATTTTTAGATTCCTTGTTAGTTTTAATATTCCCTTTATTTTAATACATCTTTCCAGCATTCATAAGAAGATATCCATTCTCCCAGGAAATAATTCTTCACACCCTCTGTAGTTCTAACAGGCTGGCATTCTCCTGTGTCTTTAAAGTTAAAAGAAAAGCATTTCCCAGTATCTATAGGGGGTCTCATCATAGCGTCAATGTATTTTACAAATACCTTTATTCTATCTGCGCTCCACACTAAATCATTCTTCGCCATCTCATCATAGTTCGGGGCAACCCCGCCTAGCGCAAGGTTCTTTAGAATTATACCAGCTTTTCTGCATGCTACCTCATCCCAGATGAGTGGTTCAGTCATTTAGGCCCCCATGGGCCGTACTGCTTATCAAGCTCTGCATGCCATTTAATATATTCTTCTCTATCTAGGTAGCACGTTTTACTCATCTTGATTCAAGCCATTTTAGTAAGTTTAAAATTGTTTGCATAGGTCTCTTAACTGAACCGCCTTTAGCAAACTTAAAAACCCATGCTCCATCTGGGTTTTGGTCCCACCTTCCCTGTCTATTGTTAGCGCCTAAATCTGGCAGATATCCCTTTCGCACTATAAGAGGTAATGCCAATGGACCAAAATCATCTTTATACACACCAAGCCGTCCCTGCTCAAAGTGCGGCAAGAACATGTTTAATAACCTTGTCTGGTAAAGCGGTCGAAATGGACCCGGAGATGTGGTTCTTTTATAATCCTCTGCCAAATAAGCTTGAGCATGCTCTTCTGGAACAAATGGAGGAATAAGGCTGTACAACCTTGCATGAGGAGCAAGTTTAGAAAAAAACTCAGAACAAGACTCATCTCCAGGGACTGCCCCGGGATTGCCTTCATCGCAATATGCCCTTTCTGACATAACCACGGGTGGTCGCGCAGCTAATAAGGGGCGAGCAGCCAGCGCCAATGGGGCATGGGTTGGCAATAAGGGGTCTCCAGGCGGCATTAATCCAGCCACTTGCAATGCACCCCGCATAGCCCTTCTCTCAGCATGGTCACTTAAGCCAGGCACTCTTGATATACTATTATCAGCAACAGTATGACTAGCCCCCTGCGGCAAATGCACGGTCACCCCTGCCACATTCCTGCGAAACTCTGGGTCAGCCCCTACTGCTTCCATTCGCTGGCGGTGTTGCAATGCAGCCATGCCTGACTCATAAGCCGGGTGGTGCTCATGATTTACAACATCCCTATAGGAACGCCAATCGCTCATTATTAAACAGCCTTCTTATCGTTAACTATCACGCTATCTTCTTCTAATAATAGCGCTTCTATTTTAAATTCTAAATTCATGATTGTTCCTTATGTATTTTTTTCGCAAGACGTTCAACCATTTCTTCGGGCTCTACTTTTCGAACCGGTGATATGCTTACAATCTCTTCCGTAACTTTTTCTTTTAATCCCATATTATACCCTATCTTCTGGAAAAAAGGGATTGCCACGATTAAATACACACAACCCCGCTCTCCTGTTATCTTCGATAGCCTCTGCTAATATCTCTTCCTTTATTAAAACTTCCTCGTCATCTAACTCTAAATCTATTAAATATTGATAAATATCTTTCATATACTCCCTTAATGTTGTTGCGCTATTACCAGTAATCTCAATGAGAATCGCAACCTTTGGTTCTTTCATATAGTATATCGATATCTCGTTTAATTTTACGAAGCTCTTTTTCTAATTTTTCTAAATGAGCTTTCAACTCATCTGTCACTGTAAAGTCTTCTTCTTCATCTTGCACGCACCTACCTCCTAATTGCATCGGGCCATCATATTTAGTAAGCTTATGAATAACCCATTTAATATAATCCAACTGCTCTAATACTTTTATTACACTCATTCTTACCCCTTCTTGTCCAACTCATTCGCTAACACTTTAACCCTACCCACAATTTCCTTAGAACTTTCCTCAAGCTCCTTAAGTTTTCCCTTATTATAGAGCCAGGGATTATCCTTAACGCTATAGAACACTGGCTTACGCGCACCACCATGCAAGTCATCCGCTAACCATCTAATCATCTTGATAGCCTCAGACTGCTCTATCTTTTCTTTTAAGTCAGAGAATGCCTTATATGTCATGCTCTTTCTCTAGCCATTCCGGCAACTTATTTAAACGAAAGATAATCATATCTAATTCATCCCGCATCCTGCCAATCTGGCCCTCAAGCTTCTCCGCTCTATCCTGCATTCTCATTATTTCAACTATAGCTCTACTTAGGCATATATCCTTAATTTCTTGCGGAATCGCAGCGTTTTTCTTGACTTTCTTCTTAAACAAGCTTCCGGTCATTCCTAAACTTACTTTATGATTAGCTAAAGTTTTCTTAATATCGCTCACTTGCTTCTTACCCATATTAACCATCTTCAACAAATCCTTCTCGGTTTTTTGCACCAAATCTCCAATAACATTAATCCCATCATGCTTTAAGGCATTGGTAGCCCGCGTGGAAAGTTTTAAATCCTCTACTGGTAAATCTAAAAGCCCTTTATACATCTTCCCTTCTCCTTTGCTATTTTCTCCACCGCTTCACGAATAAGCTTAATCTCATCTTTAATTCCATATACTGCGCACATAATGAAAAATATGAACAGTATTGTAAAAAACCTTGCCATTTAAAACTCCTCCAATATCTGTAGCGCATGCCTAAAGCTCCTTGCTTTAAATATAGGACACTTAGTTCTAACAATCCAGCTATCAGGCGCAATCAAAGGACCATATACCATGCCACATGATTGACGAGGAATGACCACGACACACATAGAGCACACCTCTTGCTCGGTCACCTTCTCATGGGTCTGGAATATATGAGGCTTAACTTCATTAACGCTTAGCACCTTCCCTTTTGCAAACACATACCACAATTCCCTGTCATCATCAGGAGGGATGTCTCGCACAAAAGCCACATTGGGCGGCACTTTCCCGAGGAAGCCGTCTATTTCTTTCCACACGGGATTGGTTGGTTCTTTCTTGGGCTTAATTACTTTCTTGGTTGGTTTCTTTTTAATCATTCTAAATCCTTATTCAACATAATTTCCATCGCATCATCCCTCACCCATTCAGTATTTACGCGCCTATATATAGTCCAATCCTTAGTATCACAGAAAACAAGCCCTTCTACCGCAGGAATTTTATTCATTTCTTCCATAGACAGCATAGGTGTTGAGAAAGCACAGCAATATGCTCTCGCCCTTAATTCACGCTCATTCATTCTATGTCCTGTTCCATTTCTTTTTCCATTTCTTTTATGTAATTCGCCGCAGCTTCCCACCGGCTTTCATGTCCATCTAATATCTGACACAACGTAGGGGGCTGATTAAAATGGTCAGCCAAAGCCCTCATAATGAAAGACTCTTTCTCTTCTTTTCTATCAGGATTTATTAACATATCATCAAGATTGTTAATTATGTCATCTCTATTTATAGTAATAGTAACTGCTTCATCTTTATCTTTCATTCGTTGTCCCTAGAATTATTTTCAACCCACCTCAATATATCCGACTTACGATAGAAATAAAAGAACCTATTCTTCTGGAATGGAATGCCGCCCGCTTTGTATGCCATATCCTTCAGCCATGAAACAGGGCGTCCTATTGCAGCAGCAGTGACTGGGCGACTAAGTAATGCATCAAGAGGAGCTTCATCAAATTGTGCTAAGAGCTCTTCTTTATCCATAGCCATCGTAAACAAATCCTTCTCAGTTTTTCATACCAGGCCTCCAATACTAAATCTGTAAAAGAGTTAACGGCCCACCTATGACTATGGTCACCCCCCCTCCACATCATCTAATGTTTCTTCGCGGTATGCATACACGTAAATGTTATCTATAATCCCGTTATCAATATCCTCATAAATCTTCTTGAATACTTTATCTATCGCCCTCTTCATATTTTTTGTTACATTGTTCACTTCATCATCTCCATCCATTCAAGCAAGTCTTCCTTAACACAAAACCACCTCTCTCCATGCTTTGACAAAGGAACCCCTTTAGCCCTTAACATGCCAGCGGTGGCATAGTAGCAACCACTCTTGTGAAGAACAGCATTTATAGTGGTACACGGAAACACCTCACCAAGAGGCGCATTGTTGAAATCTTCTCGCAGCTCAGCGCGTGTTTTTCTTTTCATCATCATACTCCCTTTCATTGATTGCCATTGATTATTCCTTTAAAAACGCTGATGCCTTACCCCTTATCATTTCCTTAATAATTGCCACCCTGTCTTTACTCTCTGCTAGAAGCGCTTCATGTTCCCTGAAAAAGACTTGCTCATCAACTAGTGATTTTAACTTATTTTTTATAGAATTATCAACGCTTTCTACCTTGCTATATGTAAGGGATGACATATCGTGCCAATGGGATTTACAATATTCTTCAATATGACAAGCAAAATCTTTAATGTTAGCGGCAAATTCATGAAGAGCTTCTACTAAATTATAGGATTGTCTATTTGTAATTACTTTAGTTTTCATCATCACATTCCTTTGTTAATATTTCTCGTTCTAAATCATTCATATGCCAGCTACCAGAGACCCTCTTGCTAACTCCGTATAATACGCGACCTACGGCACCCCTGTCTGCTTCCTTGTAAATCTTTGCTAATGTATTCTTTAATCTTAACTTAAAGCTCTCTAAACCTTCTTCAACCTTAAATATATCTGAAGAAGAAGAGGATATATTATCATACCATATGGATATATCTCCACGTTCTCTTTCTTTATATAAAGCTATTACAGAAACCTTTTCTATTGTACCGTTGTCGCCGTTATAAACATCTTCTAGCAGTAAATCTATTCTTGCTTTTAATACTTTAGTTGCTGCTTTCACTTCTAGGCCTCTCCCTTATCAAGTAATTAATAAGCTTGTTTTTATACTCAACGTCGAATACAAAGCCCTTAAATACCAATGTACCCAAGAAGCTATCTCGCATTGTTATTATCTGCCTCATCCAGAATCGCTCTTTTTTCCATTTGCCGCAGATATCCTTGAATCTGAATATCTTTTCTAAATCCCCTTCGCCATCAAAAAACATCTCTTCAACATATATAGGATTCGCTATCCAAATGGGAGATAGAAGCTCATTGAAGCCTTTAGATAGGTGAAAATATAAACCAGGTTCGAATACCTTGTTGGACCCCCCCCTCCTCTCCAGCCCATTTACTGGTATACGACATTTTAAAAGGATTGAGGTGGCATCTAGTGCCTGGTTCAAAATCTTTATGTCCTGCATTAAATACATCTATTACGGGCTCAATCACCCTAATCCTCCACACTTTGATGATGTTCAATATTATACTGCGCCCTTCGCAATAATTCATGCAGGTGCTTAAAAAATTTATGCATTGATACAGATAGCCAATCCGATGGCATGTCGGATTCAGGCTTGTAATCGCAAATTTCATCTATTGCAGCATGCATTCTTGACCTTAAACTTGCTGTTTCTTCATTCATCCTAATCCTCCCCCCATCATCCTCCTCCTCAAATACTTTACCCATCAAAGTAAAGCCATCATAAGCGAATTTATTCCTTTCGCTATCCTGGATTTCTTTAGCTTTCTCCGGCATAGCAACCCATCCAGCGGCAGTGAAGTGCTCTATAGCCCTATCTCCTCGCACCCACCTGTAATCCATATAGCGCTTACTCATCTTCCGCTTATTCTCCAATTAAATAAAGTAGTACTGTGTCAGTAATTATTGGCATACTTTCCTTGCAATAACAAGCCTTACATATCTTGGTACCAGCTTCGTGGTTACCCTCAAGAATACGCTCACTTGCCATTTTACTCATCTTCACTGCAAACATAACTCCGCCATACATATATCAAAGTAGTTGAAATGGCTGCTAACGTAATTCTAGGACATAATAAAAAGCTTACCATAATTACGCATAGCTTTAGCATACAATGCTTTCTAAGTAGTGCATGAACAAAGACTGCTATTAATATTAATGGAGTAATAATAATTATATCAAACCCCTCTTCATGCTCTGTTGATAATTCAATTCTCTTCAACACTTCCACCCTATTCTTCCTCCATTAAATCCTCGAGCACCTGCCCAACCTTGTCTCTGTAACTTACGCGCCTTTCATCCCAGTGACGAATAAGGTCATTATAATAATCAATAAACTCTTCAGCAGTTATATCCTTATATGCACCAAGGTGGTTAATGCTGCTATGGCAAATGTCTGCATATTCTGTAAGCCCTTGCATATTAATCTCGGTTGCCCTTGCCTCTATGCTACGATATACTTCACCTATAGTCTTTAGACATCCTATTCTATGTTCCATTTCTATCATGTTCGTCTCCTTGATTTTACATTACCGCAATCTTAGCCTCTAGCTCTTCTATAACCGCCAGCATTGCCTTGTGTATACTAGCGCCAACATATGGCTTCAAGAATGACTTCTTGAGAACCTCTATTTGACGAATAATATCAGCTTTGGTTTTCATTTGCTCTCTCCATTAAAGCCACCGTTCCGCCCATCTTTACAACATTGCCCTTATCATCTTCAACCCACTTCCACCCTTTTGAAATAAGGGCGTCTATTCTGGCGTCACGTTCAGTTGGAGTTTCCAGTATCGTTTTGTACACAGGAATTTCACAAGTGCACGTAGGGCAATCACAACTCTCGTAAGGGGATACCTCTTCTCCGTTCTCCCCTATATAAAAGACTTTAAATTCAACAACCCAACGATAATCAAACCCTTCTTTTTGCTCCCTGTATAACGGGGATTTTTCTATAGAAATCTTATCATTCATTATCGCTCTCCAATTTCTTCACACCAACACCCCATAACTTGTTTAAAGCTTGTTCCAGGTTAGCCTCAAGCTCAGCTATGGTAATGGCTACATCTCTGCGAGAGTTTACCTCAACCCTTAGCTGCTTCAGCAGAACACCCAGAAGGTCTAACTGTTTCTCCCATTCTTTCGCCTCTTCATTGCTCATTGGCGAGTCTTTCAGGTTTCCCACGATACTCGCTAAGCCTCTTTGTAGTTCATCTAATTTACTCATGATTTTTCCCCTTCTTCTGATTTAACGGCCGCAACAATTAACACTAAGTTACGTCTTATCTCATCACATGCCCTCTCAACTGCTTCGCGAATGATAATCGTAGAGTTGTGAGTCACCATAGTTAAAGGCACCGCTAAAAGCCCACTCAAAACCACTAACTTATCTTTCCAGCTTAGCGCTTTATAACTAACCATTTCCTCTATTTTATCTTCCACAAACCCCACATTACTCATGATTTGTCTCCTTCTTTATTACCAATACGTGTAGTATCACGTATTAATTTAAAGTTGTCAAGCATTGGATTTTTGGAAGGACGGCGGAAAAACGGGGAAGCCGGGCAACTTCCCCCGCTTAATGCAAAAGCACTAGGAATTCTAGATAATTTGAATGTTGTTTATCGGGGAAGCTGGGAAGCTAATATATAAACCTAAGAGAATGGACTCAGAGTATCCCAGAGAAAAACGTAACGTTCCCTTTTCTTTATCCACTGGTAAGTCCCTTCTCTTTATCAAGTTTCTTAATGTACTTCTGTAATATCCCCTTCTCATACAATAAGCGCATAAATTCATCTGCCTTACCTTCAAGGAACAACCATCTAGCGTCTGTGCTTTCTAGTAGCTCCATCTCTTGTTTCTTTTCTACAAAGACACCCTGGGCTACCCTACCTAAGCCCCTGTCTAGAATCTCCTTCATCACAGGCCACTTAGCCATGTCTATAAACATGCTATGGCCCTTTAAATCAGCTATGCAGGACTTTATAAGCTCAGGGGCATACTCGTTACAGAGAGCATGAGAATCCCTGACATTCTCTATGGTGCGCCCATTTAGAAAATCAACTGAGGCAGAGGCCCCCTCTTTTTTTGAGAAATCTACCTGATTAGTATTTTGCACACATGCTGGTAAACTATTGGTAACTTCCTTTTTCTTCTTAGCCATTAAACTTCCTTAACTTATGCTTGATGACACATACTTATTGAGTTATAAGAGTACCATGGGTATATACGTAAGCGATAGAAAGAGAGACAGGTCATTCACCATGAGGATGCCCAGGAAAATGTTTGAAAAGCTAGCTTATGTATCCAATCATGAGTTCCTAACCATGAACAGCGTATTCTTAAAATGCGCAGAGAATGCTCTGGACCAATGGTATGCCTTGATAACCAAGAAAGAGAAGGAGCATCAGGATAAATTAAACAAGATAGCAACGGAGGAAAGAAATGAATACAACCTTAAGTGATATAATAGAGCTAATCCTAATTATTTTTATTGGCATACCAATGCTTCTGGTTATATGTATTATTTGTTTAATTATTTATATGTCACCTTACATAGTAGCCGGAACAGCATTATTGCTAATCTACACTAAACTTCTAAGATGAACCCCATCCTCATCAACATATTCAAGGCCAAAGAAGCTCAAATTAAACCACAAACCATAAAGGACAAATAATATGAAACTATTTATTACTTACATTCTCAAATCCATCACATTAGCATTAATATTTGTCATGGAGCGTATTTTAACCTTTCTTCTTAATCTTCACGCCCAACTAGAAAAATGGAATCAAGAAAATAGATGAACCCTATCCTCATCAACATATTTAAGGCTCTCGTGCTAATATCTAGCTGCATTGTAATGTTTATACTTACACTTCTCACTCATATCATGATAAACCAAATCTAGCATTCCATCTGAAATCATCCTCTCTCCCTGAACCGAACCATGTAATATATTACATATCTCATCATTAGCTGCCTTCCATGTCGAATATGATGACCTTACAACTTCCGCGCCCTTCTTGGTTAACTCATAATGAACCGACCTTCTGTCTTTAGCTTCTGTTTGTTTGATATAACCGCGCATCTCCAACGGTATTAAATTGCGCGTAAGCGTAGACCTATCCATGCCCAATGTCTCAGAAAGCTCAGTTAACGTTTCATACTTACCCGATAACCCAACCAATAGATTAAGTTGAGCCCCCCTAATCCCTAACTTATGTAGAGAAAAGTCAAAGATTTTAGTAACCATTCTGCTAATCTTTTTTAATTTCAAAAAGTAACATTTTTCATTTATATTCACCTAAACACCACCTTTCGATTTACAATATATTATATTATTATTTTCATCATTAGCGCTGACCTTATCCTCCAGCACCACGACGGTTTTACTTGGCTGTAGCTTGGTTATTTTCTCAACAAACCATGCATATACACATACAAGGCCATAGCTTACCATAACCAAGATAAATGTAAAGAGCCCTATCCTAAAAAGGATGAGAAGAGCTAATATTTTTTCTGACATAGATATTCCCATTAATGTTTTTACCTGTCAGTCTCCAACCATTTTGTTCTTATAGTATTAATAACCCTAAACATACATAATGCCATCATTATTATAATTGTATCCTCTCGAGCAGCAGCGTCTCAAGTTGCCCAATTGTTGCTCCTTCTGGTTTAATCAATCCAGCTCCCTGCATTTTTCGACGAATATCCGTGATAGCCTTGTGCGCAGGGGTGTAGAGTTCTCTATTTCTAAATATTGCCAGGGCCCCTTCTTTCTGAAACCTATCTTCTGGCTCCATTGATTTCAATTCTTGCTCGCTATAGTCATATTTTCCCCCTCTATGAATATTTAAAATTTCTTCGGCCTGGATAAGAGGATCTAATATCTCCCTCTGCTTATGAAGCTCCTTTAGCATTTCCAGACATTCCTTCTCATTTAACATATATAACCCCTTTATTTAATCTATTCTTTAGCAGTGGCTTTAATTTGTTCTAATTGCTTTTCTATCAAATTTATTCGTGCCTTTAATTCTGTTATCCTTAACTGCTGCTCTGTTGGTTCACTGGGACCCGTTGCCGCGCCTGGCGGCGCAGGAATCATCCCCCATACAGCAATCAGCAACATCGCCCCAACAAACATCCATCCTATCCTATCCATCTTTATTCTCCTTCCCCCTTGGAATATAACATATTTCATTATATGACATAATGGGATATCCACTATCATGATTAACCAGCGGCCATCCTTCATGAATGTAATCACGGGTATAAGTTTCATCAACACAACGACATGCATCTTCCCAAACCTCAGAAGGATACAGATGCAAACTATGCCCTAATGATGGTTTACGTAACATCCTTATTTTCCTATATTAATATCTAGCCCACTATCTATTTATAAATAATGGAATAAATACAGGATGAGAGCTAGATTTTAATTGAATAGAACATAACGTCTCACATAACTCTCTATCTGCATGTTTAGATTGACCGCACCTTTCAATACAAACCTCCATTTCCCGAGCATCGTTATCTTCAGCATATTTAACAATATATATAAACCCCCAAATCATCAACCCAATAAATATCAAAACAATTTTACCTATATTATCCGCAATAATATCACTTAACATACCTTCCTTCCTGTCTTGCTTCGCCTCTCTGCCTCTTCACACAACCTCTTGCTGCAATTAAATCTTCCCTTATCATTTGCCGGAGAAGGTCTCCGCGCTTATCTTGCGCCCTCTGCCTTACAGAGTTCTTCATACATGCATAGGCCAAACAAACCGCATGTACCCCTTCAATAAACAATTTACTAATAACCAACATAAATACCTCTACATAGTGAAAATATTAATTTAATTTGTTAAGAGTCCAAATAGCCAAGAACACAAAGACGCAAATAAAAAACCACATAAGCAACCCCCTTATTTATTGATAAAGAAATCAGCTCATCGAGTGTGCCTCCCTAGAGCTGATATTTATACCCTAACATGCAAATACGTGTATGTCAACCTATTGTTTAAATATTACCAAAACCCCTTGTTTTATAGAGTTAAATCATATATACTATCTTTGTAGTCGATATATTGACTTGGTTTAGATAGAATGTATTCACTGGAGGTTGTCTGTAATAAAAAGCAGATAATCTCCATGGAGTACGAATAATCCTTGTCCCCACCCCTCCTGCATGTAATAATAAATACTCAATCTCCACTCGATGTAACTCATGACATCGAGTCTTAGCTCAACAACTCATAACTGTTGGGCTCTTTTTATGTTATCTGTATTTGTTAAACAACCCCTAAATACAAAATAAATCACCAACCCACCCAAAATACCCTCCGTGAATATCCCTGAGACTTCACTAAAAGCCTGTGGTGACATTTTCTTGCTCCATTAATATGATTCTCTATCTCTATCAATAATCTCGCCTCTATGGGCCTTAAAATGCGCCAAGCGTTTTATAATAGTTAGTCTTTTGACAAGTTATCTTTGTTTTTATCAGTAAGCCTCTCAAGTAACATTGCTGTAGCTGTGTCAATCCAAAACGCTTTGTCACGTGCCATAGCTCGACGCGCATTATGAAACATTTCCTGTGTAGGTGATGCATTGGCTGCCGGGCGTTGCGTTTCAATTTCTTGTTTAGACATGCTGTTTACCTTTGCTCTCTGCCCAAGCTCAGCATCATTTCGTGATACGGGATAGAATTCACGAAGTTGGGGCTGAGAATGTTTAGGTTGCACATTTTCATCAATGAATCGATGGACATGCGCTCTCTTTCCTGAATGAGGAGATAAGTTTTGGTTTTAGCTGTCTCCGATAATTTATCCCACCATGCAGCGTTTTCGCTAGCAGTAGGGAATATTTTTGTAGCCTGGGGGGCTTGTGTGGTTCTCGCCATTGTTTGCTCCGTAGTTTTAATTTCTGTGAAAGCTGTAATCACATCTTCCCAACGATGTTGGTTAAGCCATGTACTTGCTCTCGCCCATTCTTCGCACCAGAGGTTGCGATTAATCTTTTCCTGACGTTCTTTGATTTGAGCCTCTATCGCTCCCATCATTGTTTCATTATTAGTTAATTTAATTGCTTTCTCATGGTAGGCCCTGCTGGCCATGTGCTTGCCTTTCTTATTCGGATAGATGGCCCAGAATTTATCAAAGCCGCCTGTATCTAAGTTTGTTTTCTTTGTTTTAATTATTGGGGGAGAAAGTTCAAGCGGGTCAGGCGAAGCGTGACCAATATATTTATTTGTTCTTTCTTTATTTGTTCTTTGATTGTTTATTCTTAGTGTCTGGTTTTCCGTATACGGTTTTCCAGGAAGCGGTTTTCCAGGAAGCGGTGAGGTTGGGTCATCCTTCACCGTATCCGGCTTTCCAGGAAGCGGCTGAACATCTGTAAAACAAGGTGTTTCAACCGCATACGGCTTTCCAGGAAGCGGTTGTACGGTTGTTGGGTGATATTGCCGTGCTGTGGATAACTTTTGTGCTGTGGATAAGTCTGTGGATAAAACCGTATACGGCTTTCCAGGAAGCGGTGATAGCCCTTTAAAATAAGGGTTTAAACTAGGATGCTCATATAAAATCATTATTGATGGACCAAATTTGCCTTTGGATCCCTTTTTTTGCTCCATGTAGATATAACCATGGTTTTTTAGTTCGTTGAGGGAACGATATAATGCGTCTCGACCATTTGGAGAATGTCTAATAACCTCGTTAACGCATATATTCCAGTTATCATTCATGCTTAATAAATAAGCTAAGAGACCCTTTGCTGCCCAAGAAAGATGCTCATCTCGGATACTTTCATTATGGATCCTGGTGTAGTTAAGACCTTTGTGTTGGGGCATCCTAAAGATACATTTTTTACGAGAGCTAACTTTGGGGGGCTGTATAGGTTCTATTACAGGGAGGGCTTCTTTGATTACTTCAGTTGTTTCTTCATCAATAATATCTGGTATTTGGTGTTGAAGGTTGTTCATATTGCGAGAAGCTTTCTCTATGCGTTCGAGTATTTTAGGAAGACATTCTGAAAAAGGGCGCATCATTAAAAATCCTTGTAAATTAAACGGGTCATCCATAACCCATTGTTAAACTATTTCGCTGTATATGGGCTCGTGGGCAAACTATTAAGCCACTTGCGAACATTCTCCGCTAAGAACATTTGGCGTCGACCTAATATAGTAACTATTAATCGACCCGCTTTGACTTCTCTAGAAACAGTGTCTCTGCTAACCGGCATAAGTTCAGTTAACTCTTTAATGCTAAATGCCAATTTTTTATTTAATAGCCCCGGGTCATCAATCTTCAATTCAACCACCTTAAATCTCCTTGTTTCAATATTATCTACGCAGTTTACGTTAATTAGGAACTCACTGCAACTAGCCAATAAGAGCAACAAGCAGCTACAAGGGGCTTGCATTCCTAAAATATTGTGTTAATATACACGTATAGGGTTTGGGTGACTCAAAGGTTTAAGCATTATTGGGTCATCTTAAGAGATAAACGTAGAGCTGATATCTGGGGTTATTGTAGGATAAAGGCCATGGCACAATGAGGAGATAAACCATGAGTGAACCAAAAATAGTGGTAACCGATATAGAGCTACTTAAGACGGGTTATACCCGAGCAGTTCCATATAAGGGCAATGCATGCGAATTATCGTTGTTGCTTCTTGCGGAAGAACTAACAAATAATCCGCTAATTCCCCCAAACATCTTAGCTAAACATGGTTTTGAATATACAAAAGGATGGTTAGATGGCGGTCACGATGAATATCATCGTTGGGATACATTAACCCACATACCAACTAACCAATATTTTGAGGTTAAATGGTATAAGGAAACAAACCATGAGTGATGAATTTAAGAAAGCTAGAGCTAAAGGTCTAGGCGGCAGTGATATCGGGGCCATATTTGACTGTCCTACCGCATATAAATCGGCATATGAGCTCTATATGGAAAAGGTATATGGAACAGAGAGGGATATATCCACTGAGCAGCCTGTCATATGGGGTAATCTATTAGAAGAGCCTATAGCACAACACTATTCTCAAGTGACTGGAAAAGAGTTAATTAATCCAGGCAATAGCGCTATACTTGATTACCAGCCTTATCCATTTCTATTAGCT